TTTGTTTGTTTCTTTTATTATGCTTTTTTATAAAATGAGTTATATTTATACGTTGTATTTATGTAACTCATGTTATAAAGTGCGTTTATAATTATAATGCCCGCTTTGGTTATATGTACTATAAATGTAGTTTATTGGTAAATTTTGTAAAATGGTAGTTTTTGGAAATTCCAAAAATTGGAAATGGTAAAATCTGGAAATTGGAATTTTCTGAAAAAAGAGAGATAAAAAGGGTAATCGCGAGGCTAAAATTTTCGGGGGGAATTTTGAGGTAATCGCGAGATTAAAAATTTGCGGGGAAATAAATATATTAACTTTAACATTTAATATAAAGATTATTTATTATTTAATCATAATAGTTTAAAAGCTATTATGATTTTTTATTTTATCTTGTTTTATTTATAAATTTATTTTCTTTTATTAATAAATAAATATATAAATAAATTGTTAAAAATGTTATTGACTTTTGTTTTATGTTTAATTATAATAAGATTATGTTAAAAATAAAATCAAAAAAAACAAAAGGAGTGTTTGAAATTATGGAAATGATGAGTTTAAAATGTAATCATTTAGGTGGAGGTTATTTTAATTGTATGGTTGAAAATGGCAAAGTATTAGCTGTTCAATTATCAGATGGGAAATGGTATTATTTATATGACAGTAAGAAAATACTTGAGGATAAAAGAGGACTTTCTATTCCACGATTTCAACGAAATAAAAAATATCTTGGTATTTGGTATTCTGAAAAATGGGCATTAAGGCAAGATGATAGAGATTTTGAAAAACCTTTATATGTAAACGAACATGGGTATTGTAGTTTTAAGAAACCGTTTTTAATGAAATGAGAGTCGAAATTTAAAAAATGAAAATCGAAATCTAAAATCGAAATTAAAATTTAAAAACGAAAATCGAAAAATGAAATTCAAAATCGAATTTTAAAATTGAAATCAGAAAGAGAGAATTAAAAATGCGACATTTAAAAGTTATGGAATTTGAAAATGGAAATTTAAAATCCGAAACGGTTTACAAAACAAGAAATGTATTGTACAAAGATGAATTGGTCGAATATCTCAATAAGACAATTTATAATCTTTACGGAAACGAAAATCAAAATTCAGATTGGGAATTGAAAATTGGTTCAAGAAAGTCAATTAAAGTTCAAGATTTAATATGTTAAACGCACAAAATCAAGGCTAAAATCAACGCAAATTAACTTTAGGTATAAATTATCATTGGATAAAATTAGACGGCTTAAAATTTAAAATAATGGACTTTGCACAATAATATCTAATAGTATTCATATAAAATAAAACAAAGGGAGAGGTAAAAAATGAGAACAATTAAAGTAACATACGATAACGGAGATAGCATCATAACAAACATCAACGGCACGGAGTCCGAAATAAGAAATTATTATATTGGCAACATATTTAATATAGGCACTTATGAAGATTGCCTTGTAAAAGCTGTTAGTGTTAAATTTTTAGAATAAAGGAGAGTCAAAATGAATGAATTAAAAATTTTTGAAAATGAAGAGTTCGGAAGTTTAAGAACAATGGAGATTGACGGTAAAATTTATTTTGTTGCAAAAGATGTCGCAGGAATTTTGGGGTATTCCAATCCAAGAAAAGCTATTAGTGACCATGTGGACGAAGAAGATAAGGGGGTAACGAAATGTGACACCCTTGGAGGAAATCAAAATTTAACAATTATTAATGAATCGGGTCTTTATAGTTTGGTATTGTATAGTAAAATGCCCAATGCAAAGAAATTTAAACATTGGATTACCGCAGATGTATTACCGTCTATCAGACAATATGGAGCATATTTGACACCTGATACTTTAGAAAAAGCAATTTTAAATCCAGATTTTATTATTCAATTAGCAACAAGTTTAAAAGAATATCAAGAGGAAAATAAAAATCTAAAACGAGAAAATCAAACTATGCTTCCAAAATCACAGTTTTACGATGAAATCTGTGACAGAAACTTATTAACAAATTTTAGAGATACAGCTAAAGAACTCAAAGTGAAAGAAAAAGAGTTTATTAAATGGCTTGAAGATAACAAGTATATTTATCGTGATAATAGAAACAATATTAAACCTTATAGTCAATATTGTGTTGAGCCGAAAAGATTTTTTGATATAAAAGATTATAAAACTGACAAATTTACTGGACAACAGACGTTTGTAACAATTTTAGGCAAAAATGAATTTAGAATAAAATTAATCGAGGAGCATAAGAATAATGGATGAAGAATATATCCTTAATATTTTAACACACTACATTTCGGTTGTTGAAAGAGAAAGAAGTAACACAGTATTTGGAGTATTTTTAAAAGGCTCTCAAAATTATAATTTAGATACAGAAGAAAGTGATATAGATGCTGTTGCTTTATTGATTCCCACGAAAGATATGTTAATATCAAATCTAAAGTTAAATCCTCATAGTATTACCTCTCAGTATGGAATTATTTCGGTTATGGACATAAGAGATTTTGGAAAAGGTTTACTTAATGGGAATCCTCAAATGTTAGAAATATTAAATACTAATTTTTATATCATTAAAAATAACTCTTACCATATTAAATGGATTAATTTAAAATTATTTAGTAGTGATTTTGAATATATTGACCCAAGAAGAACTTTAGAATCATTAAAAGGTCAGGCAAAAAGTTATTATAATAATTTTAAAAAGAGTAAAGAAATAGATGGAAAAAATTTAATGCACTTGGTTAGATTAAATAATCTAATAGGCAATTATTGTTCTGATTATGATTACAGAAAAAAATCATTTGCTTCTAAGATGAAAAATCCTTCAGAACTCACGAGTTTAAGAAATGTAGAGAAAACGAAAAATATAAATTCCTATGCTGACTCCTTACTGGAACATTTAATGACATTTTCTTTAAAGTTTCTTTACCCTATAGATTATGACACACCAAGTAGAGAAATTGATAATTTTATTTTAGATTTGATACGCGAGGAGTTGAAAATTAAATGAATGAAAAATGTATTGTTAGCAACTTATCAGAAACCAAGTTCATTAAACAGGACAAAAACTCTTTGAAGATAGTCGCAAAACAAGAATTAGCAACAGAATTTAAGCCGCTTAAAGCTCAAAACATCTTAATTAATCTGCCAAGTGGCTTTAAAAGAACCGATAATTGGAAAATAATCAAATTTGAAAATGAAATTTCGCAAAATCAAATTGATTACATTGAAAAAACCGCAAATCAGTCTTATCAACAATGTTTTGATGTCGATATGACTTATGAAAAGCATCAAATTTTAGATGTTTTGATTAAGACAATCGAAGAAAAAGATAATGAATACCAAAGATTAAACAATCAATTAACAAAAGTGTCAAGAGCTATTACAGACTATAATCATTTTAAAGAAATAAATGCAGGAAAACGGTCGGCAAGTCAAAGATGTAAAGATGATATATTTTACAGTCAGTTGTTATCACAAAGACGAATTATCAAACAAGAAATGCAATTATTAGAATGGATTGACGAGTTGCTTAATAATGAAAAATATTATAAGATTATTGATAAATACCGTAATTTTGAGAAGTGCAATTATGTACCAAGAGAATTAGATGATCTGTTTAAAACAGGTCAACTCCCAGATTTTAAAGAGTGGTACAATAAAAAATAAAAATTAACAATAGAAAATCGAAAGTAGTTTGGAATGTTTTACATTGTAAAAAAAAGGAGGAAAACAATAATTATGGATACTTTTCTTTGGATATTATTAGTTGGGTTTTTAATTCCTTTTTCAGTAGGTGCTGGTGCTTTTTTAATGGCATCGGTTATAGTGGAATTAACAGAAGATTTTAAAAAATAAAGGGGATATTATGATAAAATTATTAATCGGTGGTTCGCCTTGCACTTATTGGAGTATAGCTCAAAATAAAGACAAAAGAGAAAAAGAAGCAAGGGGTATTGGTTGGGAGTTATTTAAAAACTATGTGATTGCAAAAGAAAAATTTCAGCCAAACTATTTTCTTTATGAAAATAACTGGTCTGCTTCGAAAGAAATAAAAGAGCAGATACAAGAAGAATTGGACTGCAAACTAATGAGAATTAACAGTAATTTGGTATCTGCACAGAATAGGGATAGGTTTTATGTGTTTAACTGGAATGTAAAGCAGCCTGAAGACAAAGGAATTTTATTAAAAGACATTTTGGAAGATAATGTTAGTGAAAAATTGTTTTATGACAATTCTTTAGTTGAATATAATGGGAATTTCCCACAATGCGCAAAATTAAATATAAATGGACATGATATCTTGAAACGTGTATATTCTATAGACTCAAAATCACCAACTTTAACTACTTGTGGTGGAGGCCATACAGAAGCAAAGATTTATATAAACAACAGAGTAAGAAAATTATCTACTATTGAATATGAACGCCTACAAACCATGCCAGATAACTATACTGCTTGTGTGAGCAATACTCAAAGGTATAAGGGTTTAGGCAACGGCTGGACAGCAGAAGTTATTATTCACATATTAAACGGCATTTTAAAAGATGTGCCGAAAGATGAAAAAATTCTTGTTCTATCTATGTATGACGGCATAGGAACAGGCAGATATTGTTTAGATAAAATGGGTTTTACAAATGTAAAATATTATGCTTATGAAATCGACAAGTGGGCAATTCAAGTAGCTTTAAACAACTATCCAGATATTATCGAGTGTGGTGATGCTTTTGATATCAGAAAAGAAGATTGGAGTTTACCAAAATAAATATATTTTATCCATATAATAAAGAATGAAATGTTGACAATTACTTTGAAATAGTTTATAATAGTGTCATAAAATAAAGGAAGTTAATTTCATGGAATATAGACAATCAAATCATTGAAAAATAGCTCGATTAACATTAAAATTCATTTTAATAAATACGGAGAACATAATCTTCAATATCCATGGAAATTTATTGTTAGTGTTCCAAAAACGGATTTTGATATTCTATATTTTTTAATTAGTCTTTACAAAACAGGATGGTTAGACTTTCGAGAAGTTGTTCCAAGACAATTTGATGATATAACGCTTAATAGTTATTATATAAATGAAATAGAAGTATACAGGGGGAAAGAAGAATGTTAATTTATCTTGCTGGTTGTATGTCGTATTACTATGAGAATGGCGAATCACAAAAAGCCGAACATTGGCGATATATCGCAACAGAAAGGCTGAAAAATATTGGAATATCTACATTTGACCCAACATTGTATTATACAACCAATTCTTCGTACGATAGCGATTTAATGGTACAACAAAACGAATATTATCTAAAGAAAGCTGATATTATTTTAGTTAATCTTGATGATTTAGATAAATCTTATGGAACAATTTATGAATTGGTTTATGCTCATGCTTTGGGAAAACCAATTTTAGCATTTGGGAACACTGCTATTTATGGACACCCTCATTTAAAACATATGATGCGAAATTGTTTTGCGTCATTAGGTGAAGTTTTAGAATTTATCGACACGGTATATTGTCAATAAAAACAAATAATAATATTAATAAATAATCAAGTGTTGACAAAGCTCTCTTTTTGGTTTATAATAAGTATATAAGATAAATCAAAAGGAGAGATTGATATGAAAGAATTAGTAGAAATGTTTTTAGATACTTTAAACAGTAAGAACACAAAAGAAGCATACGAACGAAATATTAATAATATGTTATCTTTTGTGGAAAAATCAATTACCGATATTAAACCTGTCGATTTGATTTCTTGGCAGAATAGCTTGAATAACCTATCGAGTGCTTCGCAAGCACAATATATTAATGCAGTAAAGTCATTTTTTAAATTCTTATATGACATTAATTACATTCAGAGCAATCCTGCCGAAAAATTACATTCGGTAAAGGTTATCAATAAGCCTAAAGACTATATCAATGACGAACAGGTCTTAAATATGATTGAAACTGCAAAGAATAAAAGAGATAAAGCAATTATCGCTTTGTTGTTTAGCACAGGATTGAGAGTGAGCGAATTAATTAATATTGAATTAGGTGACTTGCAAGGCGATAGTTTGTTCATTCAAACCAAAGGCGGTAAGTATCGTGAAGTATTTATTAATGATAGTTGTAGGAAAATAATTAATGAATATTTAAAAGTCAGAAAAGCTGGTTGCTCAAAATTGTTTGTTTCAAATCAGCACACTCCAATGCTAAGAGCGAATATTAATAACTTATTAACTAAAGTTAAGAAACAATGCAATATTAAAGAAAACGTAACTCCACATAGTCTTAGACATACTTTTGTGACTGATATCGCAAAAGAGTATGGGGTTGAAATTGCAAGAGATGTTGTCGGACATTCAAGCATTGCTGTGACTAACAGATATATTCATTCCAACAGAGAGGAAATCAAAAAAGCAATGTTAGGTGTCCAGCTATGAAGAGAATTGTAATATTATTATTGGGGTTATTGATAATTTCTTTAACTCCAATAATGATAACGGATATTGTAGTATACAACGAAGAAATTGAAGTCTACGACAATGAGCCGACATTAATTGAAATTGAATTACCACAAGGTAAAGACACAAAAAACAAAACCTATATGGATTATAAACTTATTACAGACAAATCATCACCTCAATATAAGTTCATTCAAGAAAATTGCAGAGTATCAGATAACGGATTTTTAATGGTTAATGATGAATGGTATTGTGTAGCTTTGGGTAATTATTTTTCAGATAGCATAGGAACAAAATATATTATAACATTAGAAAATGGAAATCAAATTAAAGTTGTCAAAACGGAAATTAAAGATAATTTACACACTTGTGATTTGAATTATCAACATAAGATTGACGGTTCGGTAATAGAGTTTTTATTAGATACTGCAAAGCTACAAGGTAAAAGAACACAAAATGGTTATTTGTGGAATGGCAATTTGAATAACGTTGATGAATTTAAGGGGAATATTGTTAGAATTGAAAGGGTGGTGGAATGAATGGGGTATTTAAAAAAACTAAAACCAGAATTTATTACTATCGAGCCAGAAGATGTGTTAGAAAAAACAATGAAAATGTTTCCTCAATTTTATAGGGATTGTAAAGATGAAGATATTCCTGAAATCTGTCCTTTTTGCGGAAAAAATGTGGAAGTCACACAGGAAGATTGTTTTGGTTTTGATAACGATGAATGGTTAATTTATTGTAATAATTGTGGGTTACAATTTGGATTTGGTAAGCAATACGAAACGAAAGGCGAAGTTATTGAAGCGTGGAACAATAACTATCGGCGGTGATTGAATGAATAAAGAGAAAATAATTGACAAATTATGCGAAGTTGGAAATATAAATCCTGCCAGTTCAGAGGATATAGAAAAAGGATTTGAAGTTCTCGAAGTCAATGATAAAATAAAATTGTGTAGGAGATATTTAGGAGTACATTGTATTGATGGTTCATGTCCAAGAGCAATGGAAGAGGAATACGCAGATCGTTGTATGGATATAGTTACGAGTTGTGAAGAATGTCCGTTTTATTATGGTTGTGCAGATTGTGGATGGTGGAGAATAAGCATTTGTATTTTAGAAAACAAGAGGTGTGTTGATATTGAATTGGATTAATGTTGAAGATAAGCTTCCTGATGAATTTCAAAAAGTTTTAGTTTGGCGTAAAACTATTGGATACGATATTGCTTGGATAGGTTTTGGAAGTTGGGTTTACGATACCTTAATTGAGGGTATAGAAGTTGTCGCATGGATGCCACTACCAGAACCGCCGCAAATAGAGGAAGAATAATGAATAAAAATGAGATGTTATATAGAATGTTGTACGAAGAAGTAAAAAAAGGTGTCGAATTTGACTTTTTAAATAATTTAATTGACACTTTGATGACTATGGATGATAAGTTACAAAGGTTAAATAATAAATTAGCTAAAGAACGAGAGGTGAAACAAAACGAGACTGATTGACGCAGATGAAGCTATAAAACGAATAGAAGAAAATATTCAAGCATATTACGAAGGAAGCTGTGGCGGTTATTATCTCGCCGAAGATACTGTAGATGAAATAAACGTCATGCCAACAGTAGACATTAAGCCTACAAAACATGGGCATTGGGTTGAATATCCAAAACCACATTATTTTAAATGTAGCGAATGTGAATATATTGTGCCATACAGAAAAGCGGTAAGTGTAAATGGAGAACGAGAATATGATTATTGCCCGAGTTGCGGAGCGATTATGGATTTAGAGGAATAAAAATAATATAGAAAAATGAGGGTAAAACAGTGCAATATCAAGGTGGTAAATCAAGAATTTCAAAACAAATTGCGGTGATTATCGAGAGAGAGAGAGAGAGAGTAATTGTGACACGTTAGTTAGCTTGTTTTGTGGCTCTTGTTCAATCGAAAGTAAAGTCAATATTTCTAACAAGATTTGTAATGACAAGCATCCATATTTAATTGCAATGTGGCAAGGATTACAAAATGGCTGGACACCGCCAGATGTCATTACAGAAGATGAATATAAGTATATTCGAGAACACAAAGACGAAAATCCTGCACTGACTGGTTTTGTTGGGTTTGGGTGTAGCTTTGGAGGTAAGTGGTTTGGAGGGTTCGCAAGGAATAAAAGTGGTTATAATTATTGTGCAAGCGCAAAGAGAAGTTTATTAAGAGATTTTAAAGGACTAAAAAACGCACAATTCACTTGTTTAGATTATAGAGATGTTCCAATTCCAAAGGGTGCAATAGTCTTTTGTGACCCTCCTTATGCAAACACGACTGGATATTCACTTGGTAAATTTAACCACGATGAATTTTGGGAATATATGCGTGAATTATCAAAGGAACACATAGTTTTAATTAGCGAGCAAACCGCTCCTGATGATTTTGAGTGTATATGGGAACAAGAATTGACAAGAATATTAGATGTAAATAAGGATAATAATTTTAAAATTATAGAAAAACTTTTTAAATGGAGAGGATAAAAGAATGAAAGATTGGACTGGCAACAACAAATCTATTTTTACTTGCAACGGAGCAAGCAATCATTCTGACGAAGAACGACAAATTGACGATTATTATGCTACAGAACCAAAAGCGGTTGAATTATTATTAGAGCAAGAAACCTTTTCGCCTTATGTTTGGGAAATTGCTTGTGGGGAAGGGCATATTTCTGAAGTATTGAAGTCTCATGGCTACAAAGTGCGTTCCACTGATATTGTTAATCGAGGCTATCCTGATACGGAAGTTAGAGATTTTTTTGATATTACCAGAGATGAAATTAAAAATGAAATTTCCAGAGATATCATTACTAATCCACCGTATAAATGTTTTTCTGACGACACAGAGTGTTATACAAAAATGGGATGGAAAACGTACAAACAATTAAATTATAATGATGAAATTCTTAGCGTAAATCCAAAAACACTTGAATTAGAATGGTCAAGTATAAATGAAATCTTTCATTATGAAGTAAACGAAGACGTATATCATTTTAAAAAATCACACATGGATATTCTTTGTACAAAAGACCATAGGATGTTTGCCTATAATAAAGATGGTATCGTATATAAAGACGATGACTTAATTCTTAGCCAAAATATACGTACAAGTCATTTTATCCCAAGGACAGGGTATTCGTGGAATGGAAACAAAGAAGATTATTTTATTTTACCAGCCATAAATGGAACATCTTATAATCAACCTGTATATAAAGATGAAATTAAAATCCCAATGGAATACTGGTTGAAATTCTTTGGTATGTGGTTAGCGGATGGATATTGCCGACATACTAAAAATTCACAAGGAAATCATAGAAAAACAACAGGGATAAAACAAAAGGCAGATAATGCCGAAGTAATTAGACAAATTTTATCCAAACTTCCTTTTGATTATAAAGAATATGAGGATAAAAAACAGAAAAATCCATGTATTAATTTTGAAATACACAACGAGCAACTATGGGAATATTTAAAGCAATTCGGAAAGTCATCTGAAAAATTCATTCCTCGCGAAATCAAAGAATTAGATATAAATTTATTAAATATTTTCATCGATTCTTATTTTAATGGAGATGGCTCAAAATATAAATCTCCTGTAACTAAAAATATTGTCGGACGTATATATAGAACCATATCAAAACATTTGGCTGAAGATATACAAGAGATATTATTAAAATTAGGATATTTGTCTCATATAACAACACAAGAATACACTATATTAAGTGGTGAAAAAACAAAGCTATATACAATTTTATATTCGCCTAATTCACATTATAATAAAATATTTTATCCGAGTGCCAAAAAATCAGTCAAACATTACAATGGTGGCGTTTGGTGTGTAAATTTAAACAAAAATGGTGTCTTTTTATTAAGGAGAAATGGTAAAGAGTTTATCAGTGGGAATTGCGCCCAATCTTTTATTCAGCACGCTTTAGACATTTCATCTGATGGTACTAAAATAGCCATGTTTTTAAAATTGACATTTCTTGAAAGCAAATCTCGCAAAGAATTATTTAAAAAATACCCATTCAAAACTTTATATGTCTCATCTTCCAGATTGCAATGTGCTAAAAATGGCGATTTTGAAAAATATAGCAAGGGTACTGGCACAGCAGTAGCTTACGGTTGGTACGTTTGGGAAAAAGGGTTTAAGGGTGATCCAATTATTAAATGGATAAACTAATAGGAGGTTAAGATGAATTACAACGAGTTTGAAATGATAATGAATAAATTAAATGTTTCTTTTCTGGCATTAGATTTATATTCAGATTATTTTTCGCAAGATTTTTATGAAGAGAGCGGTATTTACATGATTTTAGATAATAATGTTGATTTATTAACATTATTTTTTAGAAACAATGATTGTTCTATCAGAGATGAAATTTTTGATTGTTTGCCGATTGTAGATGATGACTTTGAAATTAAAGTCGCTAATATTTATGACAAATTACAAGAAAGCAATAGAAATAATTGTTTAACTCAAGATGATTTTTGTCACCAAATGGATGGATTAATCTCTTGTTCAGATTATATGGATAATTTTAAATTGATTTTTGGCGATAATGGTAGATTTATTGGCTTCGTAAATGACCTAATCGAAACAAATCTCGACTTGTTAATTAAATTAACTAACGATGAGGAAGAAATTTTATATAACACCATTAGCAACTACCAAGAACGTAATTATACAAAAGACGATTTAATTAATATATATAATGAATTAATAGAGGAGGATAGCGGCATTGGAAACAATAGATTTTTTTGAAAAACTAAGATATATTTGCAACCGATGTCATGGCGATTGCTTTAGATGCCCTTTAGAAAAATGTTTTATCGGAATGTATTTATATTCAGATTGTGAATTAAAAGAATTTATAAAAGAGGTTGAAAATTTTTAATGAAAACAAAATTCAATTTTATTTTAGACGATTGGAAAAGGGTAAAAAATCATTGTAGAACAACCGATAACAAAGATTTTACCGAAAAAGAGCCAACAGAAAAATTCAAATATCAACTTTTAATTTCCGAACATTCACCTATTAGATTGTTAGAGTTTGATTGGACATGGAGTGATATTCCGTATTGGGTTAGTACGGAGCATAGCCGACACAAATATGAAAAATTTATCAGTACACAAAGAGATGATAGATTGATTGACGATACCCCAAGAGGTGAAAAACCACAAAATGCACCAGTGAACTATGATGGTTATGCTAATATGCAGAGTTTAATTGATATGTGTCGCAAAAGATTATGTTATCAGGCTACAAAAGAAGCAAGAGAATTAGCAGAAGATTTAAAGATTGCATTACATGAAACAAATCCGTTAGAAGCCGATGTTTTAGTCCCTAATTGTATTTATAGATGTGGTTGTCCAGAATTTAAAACCTGTGGATATTTAAAGCGTTTCTTTGATTGGGCAGCAAACAATAATCCCGATGTAAATTTAGCCAACATTCAAGATAGATATGATGCTTATAACGAATTTTTTTATAAAAATGTGCAAAAATAGCTTTACAAATATAGAAAAATGTGTTAATATAGAGTATATCAATTTTAAAGGAGAGATTTAATTGTCAAAAAGTATTTTAATTGAAGGTTTGCAAGCAAGTGGTAAAACGTGTAGTTTACGGAATTTAGACCCTAAGAAAACATTCTTCGTAAACTGCGATGGTAAATTTGACCCATGGAAAGATTTTAGTAAAAATTATAATGCGAAGAACAAAAACTATTTGAAAACAAAAGATTTTGACAAGATCTTAAACCTGCTCGATGTTATTAGTAAAGAGCAAACGCAGATTAAATATGTTGTCATTGATACAATTTCAGCAGCTATGGTTGCAAGAGAAATGTTGGACACTAAATCAAATAATGGTTTTCAAAAATGGTCAGACATTGGCTCGTTTGGCTATGGTATTATGGAAAAGGCAAATGAATTAAGAGACGATTTGGTCATTATCATGGTAGGACATACGGCAGTTAATGACGAAGGATTTGAAACATTAGTAACCAACGGAAGAAAGCTTGAGAAGATTAATTTAACAGGGTATGCTTCGCTTGTCCTATTAACACGGCACGAGGACGGACAATATAAATTTATTTTACGTTCTGAAAATTCTTCTGCTCGTGTTCCTATGGGATATTTTGAAGATAAAGATGAAATTGAAAATGATATTGCATTAGTCCTTAAAGAATTAGGATGGGAATATTAATAAATAATAACAAAAACAAAGGAGAAAATGAGAATGAGAAAAATTGATTTAAGCAAAGTTGACGATTTAAATACTACTGGTGGCAAATTTAAACAACTTCCTGCTGGTGGCTATGTGTGTGCAATTAAAAAGGTTGTAGACCATCCTGACGAAGAATATTTGGAAGTTCAATATGATGTAGCACGAGGCGAACATAAAGGTTATTTCACTAATTTCGAAAAGGAAATGGGTTGGGCGAAAAATACCTTTAGAGTATACTACAGAGAGGGTAAAGCGCAGAGTTTCTTTAAATCTTTTATCACCTCTATTGAAGAATCTAATAAAAACTTTAAATTTGATGGAACACACGAAAAAACTTTAGAGAAAAAATATATTGGTTTAGTTATCGGTATTAGAGAATATCTCGGCAATGATGGCAAAGTTAAAACAACCGAAGATGTTAGATTATATCGTTCGATTAAAGCCATTGAGGATGGAGATTTTACTATGCCAGAGTTAAGAAAGTTAGACGATTCTGTTCGAGTAAATAAATCTGAAAAATCCAAAGAGCAAGAACAAAATTTTGAAGATATGTTTGGAGATAATGATGATAATGAAGTAGAATTCTCGGAAGATGAGGATGATGATTTGCCGTTTTAAGAATCAATTTTTGATTTGTGGTGAATTATCGGAGTACAACATTGAGATATTAGTTAATAAAATCAAAGCCAAAATTTCAATCAAATGCAATAATAGATATTATCTATGTCGTTTCAATATCAATAAGGAATATCAGAAACAAGAATATTATAATTTTCTTAGAGTTTTTGGCATTCCTTATGAATGGATTAAAGATATAGATAATGATGAATATAAAATATATGATGATTTATTAAAGAGTTCATTAGGTGGAATTGTTAGTATAAATCATCGTGTAAAACGCCTTTCTGGCGAAAATAAGCCGTCTTTATTGATGGTTGGGGGAAATCTATTACAATGGCAAAACAAAACGATTTTTAGTGCGAATTTCTTAGACGAAACATATAAAAAAGGCTATTCAAAATTGACTATAGACACAGTTTGCATAGGCAAAAATAAGTTTTATAATAAATTAAAAGGGAAGGTGAATATTATGAATTTAGTGAATGAAAATTATGAATTTCACAACGGATATGTTTATCGACAAAATTTAGAATATCAGCTCCCTTTTATTGATGATAATATTGCCCATGATTATCAAGAGCCAATCCTTTTTATTATAGATTCAAAAAACACAGGACGCAAATTAAATTATCAAAAAGTAAAGCAAGAAATTCTGGATTATAAACGAGAGCAACAAATGATTAAGGAGAATGAACAATGGCTAAAGAAACATTAGTAACTTGTAGACATTGTGGTAAAAGAATCCCTAAATCAACTGCTTTTAGTAGACGTGAAAGATATTATTATTGCAATGAGAAATGTTATCTAAAAAGCCAAGAGGATATATTATCTTATCAAGAATTAATTGATTGTCTAAATCAATTATATAATAATAAAATTCCACAATTCGTTTATATCCAGATTAAAAGATTTCATGATAACCAAAAAATGAAGTATTCAGGTATAAAATTGAGTTTAGAATATTTTATTAATGTTAAACATGGAAATTGGGCAAATGACAAAGGTGTTGGCATTGTTGCATATATATATGACGAAGCTAAAGAATATTATATAGAACAGCAAAAATTAAAAAAAATGTCGCAACAAACTGAAATAAATCAATTTGATACGGTTATTAAAAAGAAACATTTTAAGAAAATTAGACAAAAATCAAGAATTGATGATTTATAGAGGGGGAGTGAAATATACTATATTGTTACGAAGATGCTATTATGGTTTTAGGCTGCATTATGAATAATGTTGAGCTATTAAAAAGTGATAAATATTTTTTAGACAGAGATGATTTTTCTCCCTCTAAATTTCATCAAATTTTATTTGCGGTAATTGATAACTTGGCAGATAATGATATTGTCGAGATTGATAAAATGGCGATAGATAGGTTTGCGCAAAATTATCCAAAACAATATGAGGTTTTAATTCAAAATGATTTTTTAGTTTTTGTTGATAACTGCAAAAAAATAGCAAATCAAAATCTTTTTGCATTATATTACAATAATTTAAAGAAAATGTCTTTGCTTAGAGTTTATAAAAAACAAGGCAGAGACATTAGTCAATTTTATGATGAAGTTATTGATAATATTAAAAATCTTGACAATTATACTGTTGAACAAATTATTAATCATTTTGAAGCGCAAGATTATGATATTCGCAAAAGATTTATTAAAAATGTCAATGTTCGAGAATATCAAGCAGGAACAAATTTTGCTGAAACTAAAGAGCGACTAAAAGAATCCCCATTGATGGGTTCAAGTTTTCAATCTCCCTATCTTAACACTATCTTTCGTGGAGCAATGGGTTTAATTCTTCGAGCTGGTAAATCTGGTGCAGGTAAAAGTGTTTTATCTCTTGGGGATTTATGCCAAATGACTGTTACCGAATATTGGGATTATAAATCTCAAAGCTTTATCAAAAATAAAAGTCGAGAAGGTTCATCTTTATTTATTAACACTGAAATGGATTTAGAAACAGGACTGGACATCATTATTATCTCATGGATTAGCGGAGTAGAAAGAGGCAAAATCCTTGATGGAAAGTACGCAAAAGACGAAGAATATCGTATTGACAGAGCAAGAGAAATACTCCTCGAAAGTGAACTATATATTGTCGATGACCCATCATTTACGATAGATTCTTTGATTTCTGAAATTAAAGATTATGTTTATAACAAACAAGTAAAAAATGTTTGTTTTGATTATATTCAAGATAATGGAATTGTGTCTGGCAAATTAGCAAATGAGACTAAAATTCCTCAAAGACAAGATATGGTTCTATTAACTTTAACTGATAGATTAAAACAAGTTCAAAGAGAATGTGATATAAATATCATCACAGGATGTCAAACTAATAATGAAGAAGATAAAATGCCGTTTCCTACAGAAAGTTGTTTGGCTGGAGGTAAATCGCAAGTCCGTAAAACAGATGGAACAATGGTGATGCTTCCACCTAAGCAAAAAGAATTAGATATATTTGAAGAATTAATGATTGATGGTAAATTAGACACAAAAAATAGACCAAATAATATTATTCATATTATCAAAGGTCGTTCAAGCGCTTATCCAAAATATATCAAAGTTTTTCAATATGTTGATTTAGGAACAGGAAGGTCGGAAGATTTATTGGTTTTAGATAAAGACAATAATCCTATTAAAATAAACAAAACGTATATTGAATATGATTAAAGAAAGTAGGTGATTATATTCTTTATTTTTGTATAGGAGTTTTATTTACTTCAGTTATATTGCCGATTTTACTTGATATTAGAGATATTTTTGATACATGGTGTCAATCTAAAATGGCAAAAAATAATGTGATAATTGCACAGTGTAATAAAAAAATTAATGATTATCAATATGACGAAGAAGAAGAAAAGGTAATAAGAGGGTTTTCATATGATAGTAATTCTATAGATGAGGATGAATTTTATGAGTAAAAAATCAAAATCTTATTACCATGCGATTGGAAATTCAACAAGTCAAGTGACAGGTAGTTGTCATTTAATTAAACATTTGGATTATAATATTCTATTAGAATATGGTTCAGTGCAGACCAATTCTCCCATAGATGATTATAAAACAAATAAAACAAAATCAAAATATCTTAAAGCAAAACAATTAAATGCTATAATCATTGGTCACATTCATCAAGATCATATCGGATTAATACCAACATTATATAAAGCTGGCGCAACTTGTAATTTATATGTTCCCACAAACACTAAAAAACTATTAGAAATAATGTTTCTTGATAGTGTTAAAATTATGAATAAAGAATACGAGTCATACAAGAAATCGCAAAGAATTTCAATGCCCCCCTTATATACTGAAGAAGATGTTTATAACACTTTAAATCATGTAATCGAGTGTCAATTTAACAAAGAAATTTGGATAAATGGTGATATTTCGTTCCGATATTTGTCGGCTCATCATATCGTTAATTCTGCACAGATTATCTTATATTTGCGTGATGAAAATAATATTAAAAAAGTTGGATATACTTCTGATATTGGCTCGTCTAAATTAGATAAGCGATATTTAATGCCACTAAAACCTATTGAGCAAGTCGATTTATTAATAGCAGAATGTACTTATTCAGACCATAAACGTATTCATAAGATTAAAGACAGGCAAACTGATATTAACAAATTAAAAACTATTGTTGGGCAAATTCAAGAATATAATAGTAAGTTATTAATTCCTATATTTTCTTTAAATAGATTAGAAGATATATTGTCAGTCTTGTATGATATTTTTTATGATAATTTAGACATCGATATTGTTGTTGATACTCCATTAGGGATTAAAATTGCCGATATTTGGGAAGAAATTATACCCAATGAGCAACAGGAATATTGGGATAAGGTTTGGAATTGGGATAAATTAAAAAAAGTTAATTCTCATGAGGATAGTATTGTATATCAAGAAGATAAAAAATCAATGATAATTTTAGCTTCTTCTGGTATGATGCAGTCAGGCAGGTCAATTATGTGGGCAAAGAAATTATTGCCCGATTGTCGAAATCATATTTGTTTTTGCGGATTTACTGGAGAAAATAGCTTAGCTTGGCAAATAAAAAACAAGGTTAAGTACCCCATTGTTAATATTGAAGGCAAAAAATTAAGCAACAATATTCAAATTACTGTTTTAAATTCTTTTTCGTCTCACGCTGATTTTGAAGATTTGTTGAAATATTATTCTCAAATTAATTACAACAAGATAGTTTTAGTTCACAGCGAAGAAAAATCAAAACTAAAATTTGCAGATGATTTGAGAAATGAATTATCTAAAGTCGATAAAACTTCTAAAGTTATATGTTCAGTTAAAGATATGAAGATTGATATATAAGATATTTTTAATCCTGTTATTGAAAAATAACAGGATATTTTTTAATTTAGCTATTGACATTTAAAAAATTGTGGATTATAATACATATATCAAATAAAACAAAGGAGATGTTTAACATGAATTTGATTGAAAATTTTTTATTGGGGTATCTTTACGAAAGAAAGAGAACAATCGAGGAAAGAATTTCAAAGAATCAAACTCTAAAATTAACAGCATCAAATGACGCCATAAAAGAGACAGCAGAGTATGATATAACTGAAAATATTGGGAGATTATTAGAAGTAAAAAAAATTATTGCAATGATGGAGAAATAAAAAAAACAAGGAGTGTTTGTTATGTTTGATTTTCCGAAATTTTATATGTTATGTGGTTTACCTGCAAGTGGCAAATCGCATTACGCTTTAGACCTTCAAAGAATAATGTCAAATGAAACTAATGAAAAAGCTGTCATTGTTTCGTCCGACAATATTAGAAAAGAACTATATGGAGATGAAAATATTCAAGGAAATCCAGAAGAAGTTTTTAAGCTTGTGCATGAGCGTATTTTATCGAGTTTGGATAATGGTTTAAATGTTATCTATGATGCTACCAATTTAAAAAGAAAATATAGGTTAGGAATCTTAAATAAATTGCCTAAGTTTGTTAAAACTGAATGTCATATTATATGGAAACCTATTTACCAATGTATTAAAGATGACTCAAACAGAGAAAGAAGTGTTGGGGAAAAGTTATTAATAAAATGGTTCAAGGATTTGAAATACCATTTTACGATGAAGGGTTTAATTATATTAAATGGATTGAACCCTACGAATTTGATTATGCGGACTATGTATCTAAAGTTAGAAAATCTATGAATATTCGTCACGACAACCCTTATCATGCGCTTAATATTTTAGGACATAGCCGAGAAACGCAAAGATATGCTGTTGATAAAAATTTTGGATATATAATCGAGATAGCTGCATATTGGCATGATTGCGGAAAACCATATGTGAAATCATTCGTCAATACCAAAGGAGAAACAACAGATATTGCTCATTATTATAATCACGAAAATGTTGGAACTTATATTTCATTAGGAACTACAAGGAATATTACTATATCATGGTTAATTAATCATCATATGGACAAATTTCATCATAGTAAATATTATGACAGATTACCGCAATTTTTAAAAGAAGAATTAGATAAATTAAATGAATGCGATATTAATGCTCACTAAGGAGAAAATCAAATGAAACTGCAAAATTTTATTTTAAATAATCCAGATTGGGAAGAAAAATTATCTGATTATCCATATTATCTCACCATTAAAAGAAAAGATGGATATGTTTTGTTTAAATACAATCAACAGTTGTCAGATTTTAATAACGAGATTGTAAGAGAAGCAAGAGGTATTATTTTCAGAGAAAAAGATTGGAAATGTGTCTGCCATGGATTTGATAAGTTTGGTAATTATGGCGAAAGTTATTGTCCAGACATTAAATGGGAAGGGGTATCCGTGCAAGAAAAGATTGATGGAAGTTTAATTAAAATTTGGTACTGTGAAGATGATGGGTGGCATATATCAACAAATGGATGTATAGACGCTTTAGATGCTTCATATGGAGTGGGTAAAGATAAAAATTATCGTTGCTTATTTGAAAAAGCTATTTTAAATAGTAATTTGCAGGATTGGGGAGAATTTAAAAAACTAATGTATCAAGCAGGAAGATATAACACATATATGTTTGAATTAGTTTCACCTTTAGATAAACACGTCATCTTATATCCAGAAACAAAATTGTATTTTTTAGGTTTTAGAAATAATAAAAATAATAAAGAGTATTTGCCAGAAGATAGTATTGTCTCTTGTTATTTTTCATTTCCTAAAAGATATAAATTTCGTTCGTTGGAAGATGTTGTCGAAATATCGAAATTACTTCCGTATGATGAAGAAGGTTATGTTGTATGCGACAAATATTTTAATAGAATAAAAATTAAATCCCCAAAATATATTAAAGCTCATTATCTGAGGAATAATGGTCATGTTACAGATGAAAGATTAATTGATATTATCTTAAAAGGTGAACAAGAAGAGTTTCAAACATATTTAAATGAGTATTCCGATAGAATTGAATTACTCAAAACTGAAATGATTTTTTTTGAGAACGCCTGTAATCAAACCTTATTTGAAATTCGACAAAAACATTTCTCTAACCGAAAAGAATATGCGGATATCGTCAATCTTGAACCAAAAAGAATAAGAGCATTTTTATTTAAAGCTTTTGATAAAGGCAAAGATTATCGTTTTGCGGATTTTTCTTGTGACTGGAACGCTAATGATTGGGTGAGGGTATTATTTATAAAGGAGTAAAATAATATGGACGAAGCGAAAATTTATTTAAAAATCATGATTTTACTATTGTTTTTAGCTGTCGGATGTGTTACAATTAATATTGCAAAGGATATTTATAATTGGCACGAGTGGAATGAAACCAAAACGGTATTTACTGTGATTGTCCAAGAAGGTGATACATTGTATAATTATGGATATCAATACAAGCCAGATTGGATGGATATTAGAGATTATTGCGAAGAAGTAAAAGAATTGAATAATATGAGTAGTAGTACAATTTGCGCATATCAGGATTTAAAATTATATAGGGGAGATTAGTTATGATATTTAAAAGGAAAGATAAAGAAACAGAAAGAGAAATGAAAATAATCAATATTAAAAAACATTCTTTGATTAGAAGAGCGAGCAATACTATTGCTTTTTTCAAAAAAGGCTTGATTGATAAAGAAGAATTAGACAGAGAATTTTCCAATATTGCTGGAAAATATAGTCAATTAAATGGGAGATTAGAATTTCTAAAATTTTCTTTAGAATATAATAATAAAAAGGAGAATTAGAATGAAATATGTTGGAAGTAAAAATAGGTTGGCAAAAGATTTAGTCCCAATCATTCAGAAATATATAGATGATAACCATACTGAAAACTATATGGAAAACTTTGTAGGAGGAGCTAACATTATTGATAAAATTAATTGTAAAAATCGCTACGGTAGCGATATTCACAAATATTTAATCGCACTTTTAAAACAAGCACAAAGAGATACTTCGGTATTTCCTAATACAATTTCAAAAGAAGAATATTATAAAGTAAAAAATCATAAAGAGTTATATCTGAATTGGTATGTAGGGTTAGTTGGATTTTGTGCCTCTTATAACTCTAAGTGGTTTGGTGGATATGCAAATAATGTTAAAACTAAAGTTGGAACAGTAAGAAATTATACTGATGAAGCAATTAAAAATATTATCAAGCAAGCCCCTAATCTGAAAGATATTTATTTTGAGTGTTGTGATTTTAGAGATGTCGATAAAAATATTAAAGGTTATGTTATTTATGAAGATATTCCATATAAAGATACTACAAAATATGCAACTGAACAATTTCCCTACGAAGAATTTTATGATTGGTGTAGAATGATGAGTCAAAATAACATTGTGCTAATTAGCGAATACAATATGCCCGATGATTTTGAATGTATTTGGAGTAAAGATTTAATTTGTACTTAGATAAAAGCACAAGAACAAATAAAGTAGAAAAATTATGGAAATGGAGAGGATAATGTGAATAGTAACGAGAACGAATTAACTCCATCTGAATATTTTAATATTGTTAAAGATAAGAAACAACATATTACAGATGAAGATTTAGTAAAAGTATATGATAATTGCTTGACTTTGTTAAATAAATATAAAATTACAGGTCAAACAAAAGGAATGAAGAAATTAATTTTTCATTTAGAATGCATTGAAAAAGAACGAGAAATTGTTAAAATGGGCATTAATACATTTATTTATAAAGATGATATTGAAAAATATATTGACAATATTGCAAAAGATGTTGTTAAAATTATTGAATTAGAAAATTACGAAAGAGAAATCCCAGATGAAATTATTGAAACTATTTCTCAAGTAAAAGATAAATTTAGCCAACTTTATGTTGTGTTTACCGATTATACAGGCAAAATTGAGCAGGAAGTAATTAAAGAAAGAAGGGAAAAAGACCCGATTTTATTTGGAACATTTCAAGACAAAAACACTCGAACCATCATTGATAGATTTTATTTCTTAGGAGATTGGATTGATGAATATTGCGATTTAACCCTTGATAAAATGGTAAATGAAACAATAAAAAAGACTGGAGAGGATATTAGAAAGGAAATTTCGACACCTCAAGATATTCAAGAATTAAAGGCACAATTAGATAACTTGGATAATCAATTTCGACAAACTGAACGCAAGGCAAAAATTAAACAATCAATATTCTCCAAGATTAGAAGTGTTGTTTTAAAATGAAAAACAATGTCGATTTAACGCTTAACAATATGTTTAGTTCTGAAACAGAAAGGGAATATATCATTTTTTCCAAATTAAAGTCTCTAAAACGACATTTATGGGATTTTGAGCGTTTAGAGCTTTCAAGTGAAAGGGAATCCGATTTGGTGATTATTGGGAATAAGAGAGAACGTGAAAAATGGCGAGAAATTATGAGAGCTATTAGCGCCCAATATTGCGATTGTTGCGGAAAGAAAATCAATATTAAGCCTTGGAAATTTGAAATAAGAATATGCGATGAATGTAACAATGATTTTATAAATAAACAAGATAAATGTATTTGGAGGCATTAAAATGAAGCCATATTTAATTAAAACTACCTTTGATTGTATTAGAGCAGGAGAGAAATTTAGGTATGAGCCAGTGGGTATAACATATCTAAAAACAGAATTGATTGTGATTAATTATGGTTGCAAGCTTAATTGTGTTAATATTAAAACAGGAAAAGCTATGTATGTAACTGGAAAAAGTATTATATATGTGAAAGGGTGATAATATGAATTTATTAAATGAAACTTTAGATTGTTTAAAGGTATTAGAAATTGACGAAAAAGATGTTTACGGTGCGTATGACGGTAAAACGCTTTTAAACTGGAGTGATTTTAAAAAATTAGCAAAAGATATTAATTATGATAGTGGATACGGCTGTCAAGAGATAAACCAATCTTTATTAGTTTATACGAAAAAAGCAATCTTGTATCGGCACGAGTATGACGGAGCGGAAGGTTGGAAATATGTTCCTATCTTAGATAAAGAAGATTTATTAAATCCAAAAAGACTTAGTGAGTCTAAGATTTTATTCAAAGATGTTAAATTTGTCATCGGAGAGGATTATTCTTTTTCTGATAATGATTATGATGATTGGTATGGATCTCGTCATGACTATGAAAATCTTTTAGACTACAAAGGAGATTATATTGTATGAAATGGCACGATTTTGAAATTAGAGAGACAAATAAATGTGGACAATATGAGCTGGTTTTATGGGGGACTGAAAATAGTTGTTTTACGGTTGCTTTAATAGATTATGATGAACAGAATGAAGATTTTAATGTTAAATCAGTTGGTTTAAGGTTATTTAAACATTGGCAACACGGATTAAATGAATATATTCTAAGATACTTAAATTTACTTCAATTACAATATGAATATGATTGACATTCAAGACTTAAAATCTCAAATAACAGACGATAATATTAAGGATATAATGGACGATTTAAATATATCTTTCGTCAAAGAAAATACAAAGGAATTAATCTACATGACAGGTTGCCATAATGTTAATTCAGACAGCGGCTCACCTAAATTGTACTATTACAAAGAGTCTCAATCATTTCATTGTTATACTTGTGGCTTTAGTGGAGATATAATTGCACTAATAGCAGAACGCTGGAGATTATTAAATAGAACATTTGTTTTTATGGATATAATTCATTATTTAATAAAAATTGTTAAATATCAAGGTTCTCAAAATGAAACCAAAGAATTTAATTGGCAGAGATATTTCAATAAATTTAGCCAAAATGAAATAAAAAACGACAATTTAACGATTTATGACAAGAACATTCTCGATAATTTAGATGTTTTATATCCCGACAATCTACTAAAAGACAATATATCAAAATCGGCTATTAATAAATTTCAAATTAAATACTATATCCCTAAAGGACAAATATGTTTTCCTGTGTTTAATATTAGTGGCGATTTGGTTGGTATTCAAGCAAGAAATACCAACCAAGAATTGATTGACAAAGGATATAAATATATTCCCTTAAAAACATTATCAACAGAGTATAAATTTCCTACAAGTCAATGTCTGTTTGGGTTGTATCAAAATCAAGACAGTATTAGACAAACAAAAGAGGTCGTATTGTTTGAGGCAGCAAAGTCTGTTTTGCAGCTCGAAGAATATGTTAAAATGAACAATTCTGTAGGTTTATTCGGTGTAAATGCAAGTATTGATAAAATATACCAACTACTTCAATTAGGGGTAAATAAAATCAATATAGCCCTTGATAAACAATATGATCAAGTAAAAGACGAAAACTTTGAAAAGTGGCTCAGATGGGTCAAAAAAATATATGAAAAGTGCCGACCGTATTGTGATGTGTATGTTATATACGATAAAGAAAATTTATTAGATTTTAAGGATAGTCCGACAGATAAAGGTATTGACATTTGGAATGAATTGTATTATAATAGAGTAAAATTAAAGTAAAGGAGATGAGATCATGGATGAATTGTTTCATTACTTATGCAATATTTTATTTGTTTTAATCTTTATTCCTATTCTTGTGGTTATTGGAGTATTTGCATATGGAGTAATGGGCTGGATAGGCGTTATTATTTTCATAGGTGTTTGTGTTTATAGTTTTATACAAGGATTAAATGATAATAAAAGTGCAAATAATAGTAAAAATAATTACCAAAATGGTGCAGACAACGATGATTATTTATATTATCACTTTACAAAGGAGGACTAATTAATGGATAGATTAACAAAATGTAACAGATGGCACGATGATATTGATTTAAAAGAAGAAATGGGATATGCTTATATTTATGACAGATTAGCACAGTACGAGAATACAGGATTGTCACCTAATGATGTTTGGGATTTATGCTTCAAGCTCACAGATAGCACAGAAGAGGATGAGGAATTATTAGAGGACGATAAAGTAAATTCTCCAGCGCATTATACAAATGGCTATATGGAAGCCATCGATGAGATGATTATGTTTTTTGGGAAAGAAAAAGTAATGGCTTTTTGTGAGTGCAATATTTGGAAATACAGAAAAAGAGCGTTGGATAAAAACGGAAGAGAAGATATGCAGAAAGCCGATGTATATGTAAAGTTTTATAAAGCTCTATATGATGGAAAGGATGTGCATTATTATCTTAAACCAGAATCTTGCGACAGTAAATGATGCACATATTATTACAAGTGAAGAAATGTTTAAAATGATTAATAACTCAATTTGTTTTAATTGCAAAAAATCAACAAATATGAACAATAAATGCTCATGGGCGAGAGATTTAAACGCCAGAAATGATATGGTTCTCGTTACAAGACCAAAATTTCCCAAAAGATACCAAGGGATTTATTATAAAGTTTTGTTTTGTAACCAATTTGAGCTTGAGGAAAACGAAAGATGAAAATAAAAGAGTTATTTAAGGATAACGAACAAATTAACATTCAAAACCTATTGCAAAAATATAACATCAATGATTGGCAAGAATTTTTAAAGCCAACAAAAAAATCGGTAGAAGATTTTATGTTATATGATAATATGAAAAAAGGCTATGACTTGATTCATAAGCATATTAATAGGCGAATTTATGTATTGTTCGATTGTGATGTTGACGGATATTGTAGTGCTTCAATTTTAATTCAATATTTAAAACAAGTAAGCAAAAGAGCAAATATCATCCCTATTTTCCACAAAGGAAAAGAGCATGGATTGTCTGACAGAGAAGTTATGACATTTTTGACACAACAATCAGATGGGTTATTAATTATTCCCGATGCAAGTGGAGAGGAAAAAGAATGTGCTTTATTGGCAAAAAAAGGCTATGAGATTTTATGTATCGACCATCATACTAATGAGCCAAATAAATACATGACTATGATTAACGCTCAATTCTCTGAAGAAACATTAAATAAATGTGGTTCGGGTACAGCAACGGTTTATCAATTTTTGCGATATTTAGATGCGATGGATAATAAAAGGTATAGCGGAGATTTAATTGATTTAGTCGCTTTGGGAAATATTGCAGATGATATGAGCTTGTCGAATTGTTATAATAGAGCGATTAATTATTACGGTTTACGGCGAATTAAAAATAAATTATTGTTGGCTATGATTGAAAAATTTAAAGCCGAGCCAACCCCGATTTCATTCTCATTTACCATTATTCCAAAGATAAATGCCGTTATTCGTGCGGGTAATCAGGAATTAAAGGAATATTTAGGTTGCGTATTGTCAGGATTAACTACAGTGTCACAAGATGATATTGATAATTTACTAATAGAATTAGAAAAAGCACATAGAAATCAGCAAAATATTATTAAAAAATTATCAACAGATTTATCAAATAAAATTGATAATAAGAATAATTTTATCATTTGTGAATATAATGATTGTGAGCCAAATTATACAGGTTTATTAGCAAACAATATCGCAGGAAAATATCAAAAACCAACAGTTATTATTCGTGATAATGGCATTGGTTCAATGAGAAGTCCTGTTCCCATATTGGAGATTTTTAATCAATCCGATAGTTGCGATTGGTGTAGAGGTCATGATTGCGCAGCAGGAATTAAAATTAACGATATTGAAAGCTTTAAAGATTATTGCAATAGTTTGGATATGGATTTTAATACGGAATATTCTGTTATAAAATCATTAGATGTTCAGAACATCCCGAGCTATTTATATGGATATTTTGATGAATTTAACGAGATATTCGGAAATGATTTAAAAGAGCCATTATATCATATTTACAATATTCATATTAATGGTCAAGATATTCAAGAAATCGGAAAATCGAAAACAACAATTAAATTTAGAATTAATGATATTGATTTTATTAAGTTTTTTTGCTCCAAAGATTGGAAAGAAAAGTATAATATCCAGCAAGATGTGTACATGAATATTGAGATTATTGGTAAATTGCAAATTAATGAATATGAAGGAAATACAAAGAAACAGATCTTAATTGAAGAAATGGAAATCCAACAAGAAGAAAATAATTTTAATTTTGATGAATTGTTCTCTTGACAAATGATAATTGATAGGTTATAATAAGTAGGGAGGTGAAAGTTTGGATATTTATACTATCTTACATTGCCATACAATGTTAAGCAACGCTACAACAACAATCGATAGTGTTACAGGGTTTCAAGATTATGTAGACAAAGCCAAAGAATGTGGAATGAGTGCTCTTGCGATTAGTGAACATGGTAATATTTTAGAGTGGTGGCATAAAAAATGCGCAATAGAAAAAGCTGGAATGAAATATATTCATGCAGTAGAAGCATATGTAACCCATTCCCTCAAAGAGAAAATAAGGGACAATTATCATTGTTTATTGATTGCTAAGAATTATGAAGGATTTTTAGAATTAAATAAATTAATTTCAAAATCTTTCAACAAGCACGATAATCATTTCTACTATTCTCCAAGAATAACCTATAACGAATTAAAAAACACAAGCGATAATATAATCGTGTCTACAGGTTGTCTTGGTGGAATATTAAACAAAGCTGACGAAAATTTATATTTAGATTTCATTGATTGGCTCATACAAAACAAAAGTAGGTGTTTTTTAGAAATTCAACACCATAATGTCGGCGAACAAATAGCGTACAATAAAAAACTTATTAATTTAAGTAAGCGTTTTAATATTCCGCTATTAGCCACAACAGATACACATTGTTTGAATAATATCCATGTCAAAGGCAGAGAAATTTTACAGTTAGCAAAAAATATTAAATTTGAAGAAGAGTCTGGTTGGGATTTAACCTTTAAAACCTATGACGAATTATGTGCCGCCTTTGAAAAGCAAGGAATATCGGCAAGTGTTTATAAAGTCGCATTAGAAAATACAAATAAAATCGCTGATATGGTTGAGCCATTTGATTTAGATAAAAATACAAAATATCCCAAAATCTATGATAATCCCGAACAAACATTCAAAGATAAGATAAATCAAGGTATAAGAGAACATAGAGAGGTTTTATCGCAATATCCAAAGCAAAAAGTAAAAGATATTGTAAACGAGGAGTTTAAAGTATATAAAAAGGTTGGCGCAATAGATTTTATGCTACTTGAGGTTTATCTTAGAGAGTGGGAAAAACAAAACGGTATTCAATGCGGTTTTGGTAGAGGGTCAGTTAGCGGTTCGATGATAGCTTATCTGTTAGATGTTACACAAATGAATAGTCTAAAATTCAATCTTAACTTCTTCCGTTGATTTGATTAAAGCGGAAGTAAAACGGCGTGAATTGCTGGAAACTCTTTAGAACTTTAATAACCAAACTATCATAGTGATATGGATAGCGGCAAGGTTAATTACCAAGGTATGGTGAAATTATTAAAGATTAGACAATCAGCAACCAAGTATGTTGGAAACAACATAAAGGCTCAACGACTAATTGAGTAGCCTAATGTATTTACTATGGTGAAAAAACACGAATGCGCCGATGATTTATTGTCACTTTAATAAAAAGGGGGTGTATGTATGGATATAAATATTTTTGAAAGTGGCTGGAACGATTTTAATGCCTATGTTTTTGGTCTAATAATGTCAGATGGGTGTTTAACCCCACAAGGAAGAAATAAAACTATGGAATGTGTATGGATTAATTTAAACGATAAAGAAATGATAGAGTATTTGCATAATCGTATGTGTATAGGAAATAAAATCTACAGACAAGGTAAAAATTATTCGCTAAAATATAGAAATACCGAAGGAATAACTTTTATGAAAAACTTTAAATTAGTTCAAAGAAAATCGTTAACGATACAATTTCCAGATTTACCAGATGAATATATAAGACATTTTATTAGAGGTTATTTCGATGGCGATGGGAGTATTGTAATAAAAAACACAAAATACAATACTTATGCTCAAACATCAATTACTTGCGGTTCGTTTGATTTTTTGGAATCTATGATGTATAAATTAAGGGCATTTAATATAAAGTCAAATATATACAAAGATGGACGGTCAAATAATGGCTCTTATTATCTAAGGCAAACAAAAAGAAGCGAAGTTGAAAAGATGTTTGATTTTATGTATAAAGATATAGACAAAAATAATATGTTACTAAGAAAATACACTAAATATCAAAATTATATTAATAATACAAAGTTAAAATATAATATTAAACAATAAATCATAAGATATAGTCTAAACTTACAAGAGATTGTAAGAAGTATGAGATAAAGAGCTTATACGATAATAAATTGTTCTTGAATCCTAACAGAGTTAGTAATGCTGATATTGATACAGATTATTCTAATAAAGACAGAGAAAAAATTAAATCTTTTTTGCTTAAAGACCACATGAATTTAGACAATATTCAATGTAGTGAAATTATCACTTTTAATACTATTGCAACAAAAGGAGCAGTTAAAGACGTTGCCAGAGCGTTAAATATTCCGTTAAATATCGCACAAGAGATTAGTAATCAAATTGTTGATAATAAAATTCCAGATGAGTTAAGAAAAAAATACGAAAAATTATTTGAATATGTGGATATTGTAAACGGTGTAGTTGTTTCGGTTGGTTCACACCCAAGCGGAGTTTTGGTGACAGATAAAGATATTGCAAGTAATATCGGAGTTTGTAGTTTATCAACATCTAATTATCCAGTGTCTATGTTAAACATGAAAGAATTAGACGATTTGATGTGGGTGAAATTAGATCTGCTCGGGCTTGACAACGTAGGAGTTATTAATGAAACTTGTAAACTTATTGGCATTGACAGATTAAACCCAGATAATGTTAATTTGAATGACGAAGATGTTTGGAAGTCTATTCGAAACGATACCACTCTAATATTTCAGTGGGAAAGCGAAAGCTCGTCAAATTATTTAAAAAAATTTATGTCAGATGAAACAATAAGAAAAGCTAAAAGATATATTTCTGATTTTTCATACATCAAATGGTTTTCATTTGGCAACGGTTTAATTCGTCCTGCCTGTGCAAGTTATCGTGACGAGGTTGCAAATGGTAAAATAGTCAAAACAGGGCTAAAAGAACTCGATGAATTTTTAGCTCCAACATTAGGTAGAGTTACAATGCAAGAAGATATTATGCAATTTCTTGTCAAATTTTGTGGATACTCACAGGCTGATAGTGATAATGTGCGTAGAGCAATCGCAAAAAAGAAAGGTACAGAACAGCTTTTACCAGAAATAGAACAGAGGTTTATTGAATACACCTATAATACATTTAACACACCAAAAGAAAAAGCAGAGCAGATTATAAAACCTTTTATTCAAACGATATTAGACGCAAGCTCTTATGCTTTCTCTTGGAATCATTCAGATGCTTATAGCTGTATTGGTTATATTTCGGGTTATTTGAGATATTATTACCCTTTAGAATTTTTAACTTCCGCTCTTAACATATTTTTTGATAACGAAGAAAAAACACAAAATATCACAAATTATGCTCATCGAATAGGTATAGAGATAAAATCTCCCAAGTTTGCACATTCTAAATCTGAATATATGTGCGACAAAGAGCAAAAAGTAATTTATAAAGGTGTTAATTCAATCAAAAATATTCAGTCTGTTGCTGCTGATATTCTTTATCAAATATCACAAAAAAATCCCGATGATTTTCTTGAATTGCTATATATGACCGAGCAGATTAAAGTAAACGGCAAAAAGATTAATAAAACCTCAATGGAGATTTTAATTAAATTGGGGTTTTTTGATAAATTCGGAGATGTAAATTATCTTTTAGAATATTATTCTATATTTCAAAAATACTTTGGAAAAACTCAAGTAAAAAAGCAGGATTTTGGCTATTCTTTATCGAATAATATTATCAAGAAAGAAACAGAAAAGACAATTTTTATTTATGACTCATGTATGATGATTGATGAAATAATGCAACAAACAGATGTGAAAGATTGCACATTGTATCAAAAAAGTTATTATCAGTTAAAATCTTTAGGATACACTGATATTCATATAGATAATGCAGGACGGGATGTTTATATGGTTATGGGCATTGAGAAGAATAAATATGGAACACCGTTTGCCCAACTATATAAACCTAAGAATGGTAAAAGTCAATTAATTAAACTTGACAAAAAATGGTATTCAAAATATCCTATTGAAGGGGGTGAAGTATTAAGATGTGAATTTGAACATAAAAATAAAAGTCGAAAAGACGAAAAGGGAAATTGGTATAAGACTGATGAAAAAGAATGGATATTGAAAAGATATTCTATATTAACAAAATTGGAGGAATAATTATGAAATACTATGTTGAGGGTAAAGTGTTTGAAAATCAAGAAGATGCTTTACAATATGAAGAAAAGTTAAATGCAGAGAAACGTGAAAAAGAAGAATTGAAAACTCAAAAGAAAGCAAGACTTGACGAGATTACACAAAAAGAAAAAGAATTACAAGCTTTAATTACTCAGTATTATAAGGATTATGGAGTAAATTCTGGGTTTGATAGTTGGATTGACTTATTCTTTTAATTAAAAAGAGGGGGATATGAATATGTATTATTGTCCTTTATGTGGCAGAGAGTTTGAAAATTTCTTTAGTGGGTACAATATTAATGTTGATGCAATCAGTATTAATAATCCATATGAGGAAAATTTTTGGGTCTGCGAAGATTGTGTAAAATTTTTGTTAAAACTTTTGAAATAACTCTTTACAAAACATGAAAAATATGATATAATATATATCCAAAAATTTAAAGGAGTGATGATTATTGCAAATTACTATTTACACAACAAATACTTGTCCTAAGTGTCAAATTCTAAAGAAGAAATTAAAAGAAAAAAACATTTCTTTTTTAGAAGAGACCGATGTGAACAAAATGTTAGAATTAGATATTTTAGCAGTACCACAAATGACGGTTGACAATGGTAAACTTATGAATTTTGAGCAAGCTGTTCAGTGGGTAAACAAACAGGAGGCATAAGGTTGGATATTAGAATTAAAACAGATAAAAATTTTACAACGACATTAAATAAACTTATAGAGAAATACGGAGAGGATTTTGAAATCCTTAATGGCTTCCATGACAGCCAAATGAATTTTAGCGACTTTATTGACAATTTTGTTGATAAAAACGTAGCAGACGTTACGATTGATGCTAATGCTAATGCTTCTCATAAGGATATTAGGAGTTTGTTAAGTGAAAAAGGAAAATCCCACGATAAATTATTCGCCTTTAATAAGCTATTCTATGAAATGAACAAAAAATATGGGTTAAAAGATGCGAGAGAATGGCTTGAATGTGAGTACAATGGCGCTTATTATATGCATGACGCTCCAACTTCTACATTTTTAGCCTACTGCTTCGCTTACGATTTGAGTAGATTAGCCAAAGAAGGATTGTTCTTTTTGGATAATTATAATAACGAGCCTCCTCAACATTTAACTACTTTTGTCGATGATGTAATTGAATTTATTAGCTACTTCTCGAATCGTTCTTCGGGCGCAGTAGGAATTCCCAATGTTTTAATTTGGACTTATTATTTCTGGAAAAAGGATTGTGAAACTGGATATTATATTAAATCCCCCGAATATTATCTAAAACAGACTTTTCAAAAGCTAATCTACAGATTAAATCAACCTTTTATGCGAGTAGACCAAAGTGCATTTGTTAATGTGTCTATTTTTGATAGAGAGTATATTAAGAGCTTATTTGGCGGTTTGGAATATCCAGACGGAACTTTTGCTATTGATTGTGTTGAAGAATTAATTGAACATCAAAAAGTTTTCATGGAAGTCGTATCAGAAATTAGAAGTAAAAATATGTTCACCTTTCCTGTTTTGACATATTCTTTATTATATAAAGACAACAAGTTTGTAGATGAAGAATTCGCTCGTTGGTGTTCAGACCATAATGTTACATGGAACGATAGTAATTTCTTTGTTAGTGGAGATGTAACAACCTTATCTAACTGTTGTAGACTCTTGAGCAATACTACAAAATTATCTGGCTTTATTAATTCTATTGGAGGTACAGCTTTATCTATTGGTTCAATTAAAGTAAACACTACTAATTTAGTTAGAATTTATTATGAAGTTGGAAATAACGAAGATGAATATTTGAAATTACTAAAACACAGAATTGAATTGTCTTGTAAAATTTTAGATGTCCAAAGAGAAATTATTAAAAGAAATATCGAAAAGGGTTTGCTACCCAATTATATAGACGGTGGAATGGAGATGGATAAACAATATTCTACAATCGGCATTTTAGGTCTATATGAAACTATTAACAAATTTGGATATACAACAAAAGATGAATTTGGAAATATCAGTTACACAGACAAAGGAATTGAATTTGCGTGTAAAATCTTTGATACCATCAATGAAGTTAAAGATAATTTTACTGACAAATACAGTTTTAATGTAGAATCTGTTCCTGCCGAAAGAGCAGCAGTAGTTTTATGCGCCAAAGATAATATGCTGTATGATAAAGATTGCTCTAATTTTATCTATTCTAATCAATGGATACCACTCATGGCAAAAAGCACAATAAAAGAAAAATTAAAATTAAGCTCTATTCTTGACATTAAATGTTCAGGCGGCAGTATCTTACATGTAAATTTAGAGAAGAATTTTCCAAATACCGATGTTGCGTGGGATATGTTAAACACTATTGCGCAAGCAGGAGTTATTTATTTTGCATTTAATACCAAAATTAACGCTTGCAAAAATCATCACGGTTTTGTCGGAACAGATATTTGTCCAGTTTGCGGTGAGGGAGTTTACGACACCTATCAAAGAATTGTAGGCTATCTATCTCCGTCTAAAGCATATTCTTCTGATAGATTTAAAGAATTTAAAGCAAGACAATGGTATGATTTGTCGCAAACAAAAGGTGAATTATAATGCTTATCAAAACTATTATTGATGAGGATTTTTCAAATTATAAAAAACCTTCTATGGTAATTGGTTGTGTTTCTTGCAATTTTAAATGTTGCAAAGAAGCAAATATTCCTGTTTCTGTCTGTCAAAATGAACCGATTTATGCTCAACCTAATATTGATATATCTATTAATGAAATTATTGATAGATATATCAATAATCCCATTAGTAAAGCGGTAGTTTTTGGTGGTTTAGAGCCGATGTTACAATTTGAGGATATAGTTTTGTTTTTGCATAAATTTAGAAATGTATATAATCGCAAAGATGACATCGTTATCTATACAGGGTATTATGAACATGAAATAATCGGAGAAATAAAAACTCTCCAGCATTATCCGAATGTTATTGTAAAATTTGGTAGATTTAAACCAAATGAAGAAAAACATTATGATGAAGTTTTGGGAGTGGAATTAATTAGTAATAATCAGTACGCTAAAAAAATATCATAAGGAGTAAAAGGATATGAAGGAATTAAAAGGAACGATTGAAAATTGGATTGCATTTGTAGATAATCCAAACAAAGAACCACATTTTCATATCATGGGCGAATACGAAGGCAAGGTTATTGTAACATCGAGAGTAATTTCTATTGACGAGAATAGCCTCGAAACTAAAAATAGCATTTACACATTAGGGACACCGAAATTAAACTGGATAAAAGGAGCAAAGCTTTATGAAAACAATTAGTTTTGCAAGAATTAACGAGGAAGTTAAAATTCCCTCAAAAAGAGACGGCGATGCAGGATATGACATCTATCCTTATTTTCAAGAGGAATTTATGCTAATCCAGCCACACGAAACAAAAATCATTCCTACTGGATTGTATTCTATGTTTGATAAAGATTATGTGGTCATTCTTAAAGAAAGAGGCTCGACAGGAACAAAAGGAATTGGACAACGCAGCGGTACAAAGCGTAAAATTGGGTGAGAACGAAATTGAATTTTAAAGACAGAGTTAATAAAGAAGAATTTATACAGTATTACCAAGAGCTTAAAAGCGCGAGGAAAGTAGCTAAAATTTACAATGTAGATAAAGGAACAATTCTCTCTTATGCTAAAAGTATTGGATTTGTAAATCAATACAGACCAGAATTATCTTTATGTGAAGTAGAATATATAGTTAGCCAATACTATTGCAATAATGCTCGAAATGTCTCTAAGGAGCTAAAACGCTCTTCTGCTCTTATTTCTAAGATATGGATGGAGGCTGGGTTAAAAGGGAAGATGAACAGAACGTATTATTTGAATGAAAATTATTTCTCTAAAATTGATTCAGCAGACAAAGCGTACTTTATAGGATATTTAGCCGCCGATGGGTGCGTATATAAAAGAAATAACCATATCGGAATGATTAGTATTATCTGTCAAAAGAGAGATAAAGAATTGTTGGAGATGTTTAATTTTTATTTAAAAAGTAATTACCCTATACATGAAAGAGACAACAAATATACTCATCTTCAAATTAACAGTGAAAAATTATATACAGACTTATCTAAATATAATATCATAGATAGAAAAACATGGATTTACACTCCATCTTTTAAATCGGATGACTTATTTGTTTGGCATTTCATTCGTGGGTATTTTGATGGAGATGGAAGTATTTATAGTTGTCCTGCTCATACAGGAAGAAATTATATTGTTCCGAGTGATTTCCATTTGTCTCTTTGTGGAAATAAAGCTACTATGATTTGGTTTTATAATACTTTTAAATTTTGGGGAATAGATGCTGTTTTAAAACAAGATCGAAAAGAAAGGTATTCTCAAGATTTTTATTATGTTCGAGTTTCTAAACTTGATTCTCTATGTAAGTTATATGAGTTGTTATACAAAGATTCTTCTTATTTAAGGCTGGAAAGAAAGTATAATAAATTTAACGATTTCCTTATAAAACTCGATGAATTTAAAAAGTGCCGTCCTTAATAGAAATATTAAGGTAATAAAATGGGGTGTATCGGTGAAGCCTTCCGTTTTATAAGGTAACACCGAGGGTTATATCTACCTAATATAATTCGTAACGCATAGGGAGTGAGCGATATAAGAGAGCAATAATCTCCCCACGAGCCCCCATCTCGTTTATCTATAGGGTAAACTGAAAACCTAACGTCTAAACGAGGGAGAAAATGTATGCTGGACTTATGCGATGGAAAAGCATAAGAATTATAGGATAAAAAGCCTATAAGATAACATTTCGATTATAGACTCGTCTTATCGAGGAGAGTGGTTAGTTCCCATTACTAACCATAATGACAAGCCGCTTGTTATTCATAAAGATTTAACCGACCAAAAGAAAATGAGTTTAGAAAAAGATTATATTGTTTATCCGTATGAGAAAGCAATCTGTCAAGCTATTATCTTTGAGTTACCTAAATTTCAAGTTCAAGAAGTGCCGTTAGCTGTCATCCAAAACTCTAAAACAGAACGTGGAGCAGGAAAATTAGGCAGTAGTGGCAAATAATAAATAAATAAAAATAATATCTATCATAAAAACAGAGGTTGAAAATCTCTGTTTTTTTATTAAAAAACAGGTTGACAGGAAAATCATCTTTTGTTATACTAACAGTATCGAAAGGGTGGGTGATAAAAGACTAAAAAAGGGAGATGGAAAATGAGTAATTCATGTTGCAATTTAGAAGAATATTATCAATTATTATCGGAAGATGATTATTATGGATTACTTAATCAGCAATCAAATGATAATTTCTATGAGGAAGATGCATTTTGCGACTGGACAAAATTGTGCTATTGGGCAAAGAAAGAAGCATTTGCAAGAGATGTACTTAACGACCGACACTCATATTTAAAAAGGAGCGAATTAAAATGATAGTAAAAAAAATATCCTTTCTTAGAAAGTTTAAGTGAAGTGCAGGAACTACAAAATTGCTATATAAAGGCAGAAAATATTATTGCATTAACAGAAGATATTGTATTAAGACCTTTAGACTATTACAATTTATATTTGTTAAAAACAGAAGAAACAAAAAGGTATTATGCAACAGAAATGCTTGTAGTTTTATGCCCTGCTAATTCAGAAGAGAATGATTGCCTTTATTTATTTATGAAAACAAATGAAGAAAATGCAACAGATAGTCCTATATTGCGCGATTGGTATAGAGATAATTTAACCACAGACACCAACGAATTTCATGAAAACTTACAAGTTTTACTATCCATATGTGAAGAAGTATAAAAAAGGAGATTGATAAAAATGATTAATGAAAAAGATTTACAAGACATGACCAAAGCAGAAATAAACAAATTACAAAAAATGATTGATGAAGAAAATAAAAGAAGAGACAAATCACAATATCAACAAATTGCAAAAGAGTTTGATAAACTTATACACAAAGCAAATGATTTATGCATGGGCTATACTGTTAATGGTGAAGAAATGTGTTTTGCATCAGTATCGCTTGATGAAAATGATGATTTAGTTTTTGAATTTTGGGCTTGAATTAATTCAAGCCTTTTTTGGCGTCTCATTTACGAACCAAATAAGCAGTATTTTTAATTTTTTAAGAAAAAAATCATCATTCCAGTAAACCTCATTTTCCCCATTAATAAAACTTATATTTATCTATTGCTTTTGTTTATAGAAAATTGTAAAAAAGCTATTGACAAATAATATTTGCTATATTATAATACATATATAAATTAAAAGAGAGGAATGATTGAAATGAAAATTAAGTTTATTATCAACAATTATCAATTAGGAGGCAAACTTTACATGACACCTGTGGATAAAATTATCTCACAAAATAAACTTGATAAAAGCCATACAGAAGTTATTTATGATGAATTAACCGAAAATGAAAAGAATTTTTGTGAGAAAGTTTTACCCAGACGAGGGGGGGGTAATTATTGATGAATCAATTTGAAGAAAGTCTTAAAGATTTATCTGAAAGAATTAAAAATATGTCAGTTGAAGAACTTAAAGATTGGTTAAAAAGTATTGGAGTAGAATTTAAGGAGAGTGAATAATTATGAAAATTGATAATGGTAAAATGTATGACGCAATTTTTGATACCTTTTTACGCTTGGATGATAATTCTAATAATGAAGAATTACAAACATACTTAAAACATAAATTAGATGTATTATTATTTGTATTAGAAGAATTAAGTGATACGTCTTTATATGAATTGTTCCAAGATAGTATGTTAGTCGAAGATATTGAAATGGCTCGCGTTTAATGGAAGTGAGGGGTATAGAATGAAAGTTTGTTTCTTGAGAAATGACGGAAGTCAAATATGGGCGGGGAACAAAGAACAAATTCTACAGGATATCGAAGATAACTATTCTTATGAATTAGCAGATGAATTAAAAAGAGAGCGAGAATATTATGAGGATTTAGAAGATGGAATCATCTCATTGCAAGACACAGACTTGGATTCTGCTTATGAGGATATTTCGTATTTAACAAGCACTCTTTTGGAAATTGAAGAAATGATAGAAGGTTTTGAGAATGAGGAATATAGTAAAAAGAAAGTTTTATCTCTTTTAGAAAGCATAAAAGAAATTTGTCATAATAGAAGTTAGGATGAATTTATGGAAAAAGTATCATTGCCGATAGTTGAATTTTATTTGGGAGGTATTGAGAAATGAAAGGGAAAGGAAAGAAAAATTTAATTGATGAAATTGTATTGATTATTGATAGCCAAAAAGCAGAATGTATTGGCTGGGCAGAAAACTTTAATGAAGCCAAAGAAGCCCTATATCATTCAAGGTTAATTACCAAAAGTACAATGCTTACAACTAAAGGTCAGGAAGTTTGTAAAATTGCAGACATTCTTAAAGATGGTAGATTGCACAAATGGTTAAAAGGTTTATCTCCTAAAGAATTTGATTATTATTTTAACGATTTATACTATTTTGATAATATTAAACACATCAATAAGTACAAGGAGGTTTTAAAATGATTACAACAGTGAATTATTACAATATTTTAAAAGAAAAGACTAAAGAAATGGATATTGATTTTTTATTAGATTTTCTTGAAACTGAAATCGACAAACACTTATCAAAAGGAGAATTATCTTTTGATATTCAATCAGACTTGCTTAAAAAACAAGATTTAAATTCAAGAGAAAACATTTTGTTTGCTATAGACATTATTGTGTGGGCGTATTCAAAATTAGGATGGGAAATTGAATTAAGACGTTTTGATTTTTGGTTTGGTATTGTAAATATGGTGTTTCAATTTAAAACAATGAGAAATTGCAACGATAGAGAAGAAGAAAAAAACGTCAAAAATGTTTTAAGAGAGAGAGATTTTAAAGATACTGATTTGGACGAATTTAGAGAACACATTGTCCCTAAGTCTTATGGTGATATAGTTAGAAAAAGAGATGTATTATAATGATTAAAGTAATATTATTAACGCTAAATACACTTTAGAGCAAAGCAAGAAGGAAGTGGATTCTTTAAGAAAACAAATAAAGGAGAATGTTAATAATGTTTAAAAAGAAAAAGAAAAATGCAGATACTCCAGCAGATTTACAACTAAAAGAATTGTATTATCCTTTTATAGATTTGCGTGATGAATTTTATTCGACAATAAGAAAAGTTATAGTAAAAGAAGAAGTAATTAAAATTTATGCAGATGGAGCAGATAAAGATAAAGCCATTAAAGACTACCACTTTGAACAGCAGCATTTGTTAGCTCTTATTGGAAAATATGATGATTTAAGAAACCAAATTGATAATTTTATCAAAAATAATAAAGAGAAAAGATATACAACAGTACATTGGGAAATTCCACGGACAAGTCATGAAACGATTGAAACAATTTATAAAATAACAAAAAGAATGTGATTAAAATGAAAATTAATGAGCAGATGTTGCAAAATATGAACGAAAAAGAATTAAATGATTTAGCAGAGAAAATTCAAAAGTTATTAGATATGAGACAAAAAAGATTGGTGTTAAACCAGTATGAAGAACGGTTAAATAATATTTTAAATGAAATTCGAGCTTTAGGTTACAATATTTTTATGGATAATTGGTTTGAAGAAACATTTGATGAAATCCGTTTTGGTATTCAAGCTGATGACTCTATGGATATTTGTATTGATTTTTCACACAATTAAAAGGAGGAATAGAAATGATTAATATTATTAAGGTAATTTTGTTTATTACAACTATCGCTATTTTTCTTTTAGCTATTAAGAAAAGTTATGATAAGTCAATTCGTTGTGATAAGTGTGGCACGGAAATGAGATTAGAATATGCCTTATGCTCTAATCCACCTAAATATCAATATATTTGTCCTTTATGTGGAAATAAGGCAATTTTAAATATTAAAGGAGAGAAAGTAAATGAATAATAAAGATATCTGGATATTAACTTTAAACTTTTTATTTGAACGTGCGACATCTTTAATTCACCAAAAGAATAAGCAGGTTGCTAAAGTGATTGACCTCAACGTAGAAAATCTTACAAAAGAAGAGTTAAGAAACTTTATAGAAGAAGAGAATAAGCAAATCGAGGAACTTTGCAAATTAATTAATTATGTTTATAAATATCAACATCGAAAAGAAAACCCATTTGAAAATTAGGAGAATAAAGAATGAAAATTTTATATTTTAGTAATGCTATGGAAACCTATGATTATATTTGGGGGAACACTCCAGAACAAAAATTTTACTGTCATGAATGTGTCAAAGTAAGACCGATAAGTAAAATGTGTGGCATTACAGAAGCTTTATTAATTCCCAATTTAGAAAGAGGTACTTATCTCATAATCCCTGATGTAGGAGAACATCAGAAAGTATTCAATAAATTTCAGGATATTTTTAATAAAGCATGGGGTGTATATTCTAATAAACTTTGGATAAAATGTAAAAAGGAAAATTTAGCTTCAGAAGTATATATCAATTCTTGGTTTTTTGATTTTACCAAGAAACAACTATTATGGTTTCAATCAACTCCTTTTAGTGAATTAGAAGAAAAAGAAAATCTTATTTTACAGGTTTTTGAGGAGGTATTATATTGAGAAAAGATTATCAATGCCCACGTTGTAAAAAAATATTAAATAATGACGATTGGACATATCAAGATGGTGCATTTATAGATGATGAAGAGGTTCATGCAACATATTATCAAGAATGTCCATATTGTGGTTGTGGTGTAATTCTAACACAAGAATACAGTTTGATATTAGATGATGAATATGTAGAGGAGGATGAATCATGATATCTTATAAATTAGAATTTCAAAATGCAAATAACGAAAGAATAGATAAAGGTATTTTTAATTCAATCTCCGAAGCTAAAAAAGAAATGTTTAGGCTGATTAAAGAAATGGGTTTTGAGTGTTATTACACAAGAGAAGCAAAAAGAGAGAATTATTTATGGATTGATTTTGGAAGTCATCATGAATTTTTTAGAATTTATTCCTTAGAAAGTACAGTTGTTGGAATTATTCATGGAGGAGAAAATATTCAAAAGGATTTAATCATCGTAGATTTATACCCAAATACTGATTTAGAATGTAAACAATATTGTAATTAAAGGAGATAGTTTATGTCTAATTCATTAAAGCAGGCTTTCGTGCTCAACAAACCTCCAGAAGTATTATTCGATTGGAGAACTACTACTGAATTTGATTTATATTAAATAATGGTAAAAGTTAAAAAAAATAAGAGAGGTGTTTGACCTCTCTTTTATTATTTATTAAATCTTTATAGAGTTTAATTTTCTTGTTGTTATACCAGCAACAGTAAAATCATCCCTGTTTAAAGACGAATTACAAAGAGCTGAAATTTTATTCATAACAAATCATTTCTATTTAATTTCAGCATAGACTTTGATACACTCCATACTCATTTGTTGGTCTACAGACAATGGAATGTTTATTGTTTGAATTAGATAATCTTCAATTTTCCCATCTGGATTTTCTACTCTAATTTTTTGATTTACGTCTAAAAACGGTATAGGAATACATTGGATATTAATGCTATCATTGAATCTTGAATGTAAAATTAATTCATATTTACATCTATCGTCACATTGTTCTTGATTAATAATATTATCATCCTGAATTAAAGGTAACCAAATTTCACCTATTGTTCCTTCAATTCTAAATGGACTATTGGGGTCTTTGTCTTGTAATTCCGATTCAACTTGACTACCATCTTCTAAAACTCGACCATATACTTTTACAGAATTTTTAATATTAGAAAAGTCTGTTGTCGAGGAAATAGATGTTATCAATCCTGTTGTTAATTGAGTGAAGTCAAATACAACAGAATCATCTAATCCATTGGGAATCCGATTAAACCTAAAAGTGCCATCAATATCAAAATATATTTGCCATGTATAATATAAATCTCTTAATTGTGAAATTATTTCATATACTGTCGTGCCACTTTCAAATTTTAATTCATACGGTGTAACTTGACCTATGTTATCTAAAGCATATTTTCCAATCTTTCCCATTTGAACAATGGTATCCTGAATAGCTTGTGTAATATTACTATTAATAGGCACTACGACAGTCATATCGGGAATATAACCATTTCTGTCCCCTGTCAACAAAGACATTAAATCTAAACCATTAATTGTTAAAGTATTAGTTTGAGAATTATATACACGTTCAGGATTGTTAATTATAAATATACCCATATTCCACCAGACAATATCTTTTGTTCTCGGATTTTCTTCTCCAATATAAATCTGAATCCTTTTATCGAGCCAAATTCTTCCGCCCTCGTCTATATCAAAATTCTTATCTTTAATAACAACAGATAGAGTACAAGAACGTCTTAAATCAGAAGTTGCGTCAATGGTTATAGAGCCATCAAATATATCACTCTCAAGGCTATCAACAACTTGATATTTAGAATTTAATAAATCAATTCTTACATATCTTTTATGACTTTTTAATTGAATTAAGTTATAATCTTCAGCAGTGATTAAATAAGCCAATATTAATCACCTCTTCTATTAATAAATATTAAATACATAAAATTTATTATTATATATTTTACCCAAACACATCGCATCGCCTTTAAGCAAACCAGCCGCAATCGCAGTTCCTTGAGCTGTAACCATAGGCATTGTAACACCATTAATTGTGATATTCGCCCCAGCGTTATTTACAATATTAGGAATAAATGCGATTAAGCCACTAACATCAAAATCTCTCGTTTTTAAATAAGGAACGGTTATGTCAATTAAATTTGCCGTAGAAGAATTGACAGTAACATCTGTAAAGGTAGATTGTAAATTTTTTATATTAATATAATCAGATTCCGTACTTGAAGTCGCTCTTTGCAAGCATACATATTGAGTAGCCAAAATAAATCCTCCTTTTATCCTTAAATATATTCTACTTGTCCACACTTTTTCTCATTACATTTAAAAGTGCCACAAATAGCCGTAACAGTTCTTCTTGCAGAACCCGAAACAACAAACCATATTCTACCTTTTCTTAAAGGTTGATTGTCTAATAATAATTGATTTTCTCCACATTTTTGAGTTCCACAAATAAACTGTCCACAAATAGTAAGATTTTTTAATTCTGCTTGCTTTTGATATAAATTGAATTTTTCAATATCATCAGATATAGTAAACAATAATGTCCAATATTGCGTATTAGTTAAAGGAATATTCTGATTTCCGTCTTTTGCAATATATAAAGATTTTCCATCTTCACTTGTTACAACATTATTTTTCTCATAAACTTGACCAGATTGAAAAGTTCCAGCATATGTTAAATCAGAACCATATCCTGTATCACCAATAAAATTAAATTCCACCCATGAGGTGCTATTTATATCAGGAACAATACCTTTTTGATTTGCTAATGATAAATATGATTTATGCTGATATGAAACAATATTGTTGATTAAATATTGTGCGGAGATATCAAATTCTCCTATATATTCAAAATTGGCAAATCTTTCTCCTTGCTCCTCCAACGCTCTTTCTAAAAATCCATCAACGCCATCTTTGATATTATCCTCTATATATTTTAATCCGTCAGACTGCTTATTAATCTTTTCTGCATTAAATATTTTACCAATTAAAGATGGATTTGAAGTTAATATTTGATGAGCTTCGTTATATTTATTCTGGTTAAGAAGCTGACAGAAATTAGTCCACAATAATCTTTCTGCAATATGAATATCTTCCATTAATTCTTGTCTAAAATGATAATTAATCAAGATGTTCCACCTACCAATTTAAACCAAAAATCTCCAACTTCTAATCCCGATGGCTGTGTAGAAGCAATGATGTAAGTTTGAGGTTTGGGAGCTTTTAATACTAATGTCCACCAATTAGAATTATTTGGTGAATACCCTTTATTATTATTTCCTTTAGAAGCATACAAACCGCCATTGTAAGAGATTAAGTTATCAATCTGATATGTTATTTGACTTGAATAATCCCCCACATATACAAGACCAACACCACTATCGCCCTTTTCGCCTTTAATAGTGACCTGACGCCAATATTCTGTATTGGTAGGAATAATGCCAGTAGTTGGCGTTACTTTAATACAAATAAATAAAGAATCAACATTATCTACTGTATAAGAAACCATATTATTAACATTGTATAATTTATTAAAAGCAAATTCCCCAATATATTTTAATTCAGAGGTAATAACTTCCCATGCTTCTTGTTTCGCTTCAATATATTGTTGGTAATCTGTTTTTAAATATCGTTCCAATGCAACAATAATATCTCTATTTGTATTTAATTTATCGGCATTAATCATTTTATTATATAAAGAGGGATTTTGAGCCAATAACTGTTGGGCTGCACTAAAATTGCCTTGCAACATATAATCTTGAATTTGATTTACCAAAGAAACTTCGCTTGCATTAGAAACATCTGAGTAATCTGGAATACTATCTATATTGTCAGGGAAACTTGTTCTTGGCAAATCTGGATAAGTATTTGACATAACTTCACCTCCGCTTTATATATTTAAAACTACAAAAAACCCATAAATATAATTATACATTATTGCATATAACGCCCCAGCTTTAAATCCATCTTCGTAAACACTCCAAGGGCCTGCATTATATTTATACAACACCCCAAAATAATTTAAAGTAGCGATTGAAATACGCACCGAACCTTTATTTCCCTCAATATCTACATTAGGAGAAAATAAAAGCAGTCCGATATTTTTTCTTTCAGCTTGAGTAATAGAACTAAAATCGCAAGTATTACTTTTAAGTTGAATTAGATTTGATGAAATGCTTGTAATTTCCAACATATGAGTAGCACTAATATCTGTCCAGTTAAGCCAATCATATGAATTTTCAGAAGTTGCCACCCACGGAGTTACATCAACTGTCGCAACCATTAAATCACTCCTTTTATTGTAAATAGTCAATAAGATTGTTATTATACAAATCCTTTTGGCTATTTGCGTTTCCAATTTCAACCCAACTAAATTCAATATAAGAAAGAGCATTTCCCATTGACTTTATATCTGATTGGTTAATATTATCCACAATCATAATAAGATAAGTATTACCGTTGCTATCTTTCATGATTTTAGCGTTACCGTTAGAAAAGAAAGAATTGATAATCTCTAAGTGTTTTCGCTCCAAGTCAATATCCACATGAGGCAAATTAGAGATGGTTGGAAATGCTCTCACAGAACCCTGTTTATAATTTAATTTACCATTCTTAATAATTGTAGGATATTGCTCTCCAAAAGGCATAAATTGTCCAATTTGTTGAACTTGTTGTTTGGAATTATTTTCCCATTCTTTATATAATTGAATATTGTTATCTTTATCAACCACAAATAGTCCATTAAAATCACTATAAATACTATTGGTTAAATAGTCGCCCTCTTCCTGCCCATAAACAGGAACTAAAGCATAATCATAAGTTTCTCTGGCACTTGCATAATTGTCTAAATAAATGAAATTTAAGTCGTCTACAGAAGAGATTTTAATTTCTTTCAAAGTAATCCAATTAAAGTCAGTTCTTTTCTTTCTTTTAATTCTAATAGCACTAATTTCATCAACTACAAAAGAGGTATTTCCTGCGTTTAAATTTCCGTTGAAATCTGCATTTAAAATTGTATTCGCATCCCATACAAACTTATCTGTATTATAAGATTGCGATATATCTCTCGAAATGCCTAAATAATCAAAAATGCCATTTTGTAGCTGAATGAAATTAAATGTTATTTTATTTGTTGGAGTCGGAGATAAACTTTCAGAATCAGAAAAGAAATTATACCCTAAAGTTATCATGCTACCACTCCCATGTTTTCTATTCTTAAATCATATAAATTATCTATTCTTCTCAACCACACAAATACATCTTCGGTTGCATTTGGGGTCGAAATATAATTAGATTTGATATAGTATTTAAACTCTGTTAAATCATCGTTATAACAATAAAGCTCAATAAAGGCTTTTTCTTCATCGAATGTAAAGTTATCAACGACCCAATTTAATATTAACTTTCCATTATTTCCAGATAATTCAATAATTTTACTATTGGGTTTAAAATCTCTACCAATTAATTTTAAAGTAAAGTCATTATCTATAGAAAATCCATCTTCGAATCTAACCCACGAACCATCTTTTCTTAAATCCACCTCTTTATCGTCTATATAAATAGGAGGAGATGGATTAGATGAACCAACGATTACATGAATATTAGAGCTAATTTGAACTTGCCCATTATCGCACAAATTTTCTAATTGATTAATTGTATAAAAGTCAGGAATGATATAATCGACATTAAATAAAATTTGTCCTGTTGAAGTGGTCATTCCATTAACTGTATTGACAATTAATTCAATGAAATATGCGGTATTATCCTCTAACCCATAAAATGTATATTGAATATCTGTAGAATAGACTGCTCCACTTGTAGATAACAATATACCATTATTATCATAAAGATTAAACTCGAAATATTGTAACAACTCACCTTGGGCTTGGTAGTAATCTCCAATGAAATTATAATTCGAGGCTTGAATTATCAATGAAACTGGTAGATTTGAGATATTGATAATCGGCGTTGATAAACATTGAAATTGAACGGGGTCTGAAACAGGAGATGAAACACCATCTACACCAAAAGTTTGAATTGTAGCTTGGTATGATGTTCCATTTGTTAAAATATTAGCAGGGATAATATGATTATACTGAAATGTTTCAGTATAATCATTAAAAACTGTATTTCCTGTTAATTGGTTCTTGATGACTAATGCATTTCCAATAACCTGTTGCCCTGCTTGAGATATAAATTCAATTATTTTTTGAGTTGATGAATCAAATGCTTTAATCGAGCCTATGATAGGTTTTGTTAATGACATTTATTCTCACCTAATTAAGAGATTGTATACCTACGAATACCCTGCAAAGTAGGAATTGTCGGTTGGCTTGCTACATTAGTAAAAATTAATCGAACAGTAATATTTTGACTAAATTCAAAAGGGTTATTTAACAAGCCAATAACGGTATTAGTTCCAGCAGTACCTTGAATAAAATTCAAACTTACATCTGATTTGTTATTATTTGGAAAATATTCCAATACACTAAAAGCAGACTGTGTAGATGGGATTAGAATTGGTTCCAACCCTTGGTTTTGTTGTAGCTGTGCTAATACTTGATAACCAGAAGTTAAAGAGGTAAAAGCATAAGGATAAACAATTCCTAAAGTACAATTAGAAGTAACAGAACTTGACGATGATGTAATGCCCACCCACAAAGATTGTTCTAATGCGGTCTTACCATCGCATGAAACAATAATTCTCGCTCTTGCCACCCCTGAACTTCTGGCGGGCATAGTAAAGTTAGGAATGTAGACAGATTCTAAATACCCTTTAGTTTTCTCTCCAGATAAAGTTTCAGACCACAGAGTGTAAGTATAAGTATTTGTTCCAGTCGTTGGGTTCGGAAGCGATATAAAATCCTGAATTAAATTTCCCTTAAAAGAAGAATTTTCCCCATAGGGCGAAGAAATATTGCTCGGCTTACCCATCATAAAATTGATATATTTTTCGTCCACTGTTCCACCACTTATTTCCTGTTGAATTTCTGCGATATCAGCACTATGCTGATTAATAGTAGAAGTATTTGTTGCAATATTATTTGTATTTGTATTAATTTGAGTTGTAGCATTAGCAATACCTTGTTCAATATTGTTAAGATATTGAGCATTAACAGGCGTTGTATTATCTACCCATGTAGTAGGATTATAATTAATTGCCATTATATCAATCCTTTCTTATTTTATATAAATTGTGCCATTAATATATTCAACTTTTAAATTAGATATTTTTTCAATATCTCTTAATTTAATATAATTATTTCCATTTATATTAACAGCTTGTAAATTAATAGGTTGATTATTTTTATATACAGTTATATAATTATTATCTTTTTGATTAAACAATTTCAACTCTGCTTCTCTCCTATTAATTAAACCTTGTAATATTTTACCATTAGATTTGCAATATGCAGTCCAATGGTCTTTAATCTGCTCTCTTGTGCGTTTGCCATTATTAGTTAACTGGTCGATATTACCAATATTATAGCAAAATGAAACTAAAGCGTCAAATTCATTTTGGTTAAAACGGTAAATATTTTGATATTTATTGACTTTATTCTCATATAGAATAAGATTGTCTAAGAGTAAATTATCGGCTGTTTTTTGGTCGATTTTAAGCCCTTTATATATTGATTTACCATTAACTTTTCCAGTCCAACCATAACCAATAGTCCAAATACCAGAGCTGTCTTGATATGCTATAAGAGAGCAACCTTCATATTTTTTAATTAAATTTAAACCCTTTTGTCCTATGTTCATAATGTTATTATCTATCCTTGTAATTTTATTGTATATTTATTTTATTCCTTATAAGTAACCCATAAAAATACACACGCTACCATCGGGTCTGATAATATAAATAACATTCTGCCATATTAATCTCCTTTTGTTTATTGTTTGAATTGTTTAGAATTAATTATTTATTTTAGTATACTTCATAATAATATTGCTGGGTTGCGGGAAAATCCATCTTCGTATTTTGCAATATAAATCCATCATTGGTTATTTGTATTGTAATACTCTGCGAATCTACAGTAAGTGAGTAATCTCTGATTCCTCCACTATAACTTGTTATATTGCCATTATCATATAATGCCCATATAAATGTTCCGGGATCAAGGGTACTATCAGTATGCAATAAAACTGTTATGTGTTTAGGTGTAAAACTTAGATTGCTGACTTGAAGTCTTGTTGAGTTTGTTCCCTGAATAATTCCATTTATAGTCTCTCTCTCTGTCTGTGTTTGCCCATAAAGATAAACCATTCCCATTATCTAATCACCTCTATCTGCAAACTGAGCGCTTGGGTCGGCTTTTCTTCAAAGCAAGTAAACGTTATCTTACCTGCACTCGTCACTGCCTTACTAATACAGTTCCACGCTTTTTTCTCCAAAATAGCCATCGCATTAGTCGTCGAGTACACAGGCGTAATATGCGGCTTATCCGTTGATAAGATACCGCTTATCGAGATACTTTGGGTGTACGGCGCACTTGTACCTGTCCATGTTGTCGATAGACTCGCTGTATAAGAATGAACCGTAGCTTTTGTGTCAACATATTCTTTATTTGTTGCATCTGTATTATTAGTAGGTGTTGCTAAACCAGACACGATACCATTACTACTTTTAAATTCTAAAAGATTTGGATGTAATCCTGTTAGCTCCTTATTAGCACCACCTTTACTTATATAAACACCAGAATAACTTATCTCGGTCATTGCATCAGACGCTTCTGATTTTTGATAAAAATATGCTTCTGTTCCATATCTTGCATGAGGCTCGTTGTCCCCATCAACTTCTATTCCAGTAGAGGTAATCAAAGTTCCAGTTAAACTCGGATGTTCTGAATCTGTAATTCTACCCCCATCTACTAAGGGTAAAAATTTACCATCTCCAGCAGTTGAAATTTGATTGTTTACATAATTTTTGTTAACGTATGAAAAATCTCCAGAGATATTGGGATTTGTATTAGCATAACCGATAGGTGCTGGTTTTATTTCCATAAGAGAATAAGAAACAAAAGTCACGAACGACATGGTATTAACATTATTAATTGTACTTGTTACAATGCCAGTGCCTTGAAAATATTCCTCACTTTCAGTTTTGTGTAACGCTATACGATAATATGAATTTCCACCTAATTTTTCAAGTGCTAATTGTACTGCATCGGCATTTTTAAGCTTATTTTTCTCATCTTCAGTAAGAAGCTCGGAAACATTAAATACATATGGGTTGTAACCATCAAAGCCACTATTAATTTTTTCTATAATATCAGTATTATCAATAATAACCATTTTCCCGTCTACATATTCTTTTGTTGTTATATCCTTTGACTCTTTAATTTCTCCTAAATTCTTCATTAATATTTCACCTCTCTATTAAAGAGTTGCAACAATAATTTTGATATCATAATCAGTCGCAGTTTCAATAGAAATAGTCAATACAGTACCGACCAAAGCAGAATCGACCATTATAGTTTCTCCTGTTGTTGCATTAGAAGCTTCAATGGATAAAATATCACTACCAGAGGTGATATTCTGCGTTGTAGATGTTTGTCCAGCAGTTAAAGTTAAACTATATTTAGTAACTACAGAAGTTTGCAGAGTAGAAACATCTTGTTTTAATTTTGCTACATCAGTATCTAAACCATGTAATAAAGTATAATCTGCACTTGTTAGCAAACCGTTTGCGCTTGCGCTGGCAATAACATCGGGAATAGTAACTGTGTGTTCCCCTGCAACGGTTAATCTGCCAAATTTATCAACAGTAAAGCTTGGAACTTTAAATGTAGCACCAAAAGCGGGAGTTTGAGCAGTAGTATCGCCATACGCTTTTGCGGTCACTCCGCTATCAGCCATAGAAATAGTCCGCTTTGCATTTTCACCATCAACGACTATTGGAGTAATACCAGCAATTTCGGTAATTGCTCCATCAATATTAGTCTGAATGATATCCCAATCGGAGTTTTCATTGCCAGAACCTTGACGAGCAACAACAGCAATCATCATATCTCCGACTTCACATTTTTGCCCAACATATGTTCCTGCTGTGCCAACCACATATAACCAGCCAACTTCATAAGTTATAGGAATATCATCTACAGAATTAATCGTGCCTTTATAGACGAGACCTTGAGAAGCAGAAACAATTTTATCAACATAAGATTTGATAACTTTGTTTTGAACTGCATTAATAGAACTATCGGACATTTCGGTATCAATAGTCGGCTTATTTGTTAAGTCATTATAAGAACCGCTAAAAGAACTCGTACCTGCACCAATATTAGTTCTTGCTTGTTGTTTCTGATTTTCTGTCAAGTCTTGAATAGTAGTTTTAACAGCGTTTGTCGTAATTGCTCCACTTACGCCATCTACAGAGGACACAATATTTGTGGTATTGTTTCCTAAAGTGATAGTATTTCCATCAATTTTAGCGTCAGTAATACCATAACCCTCAATAGTATCAGGTTTACTTAATATACTTGCCCATTCAACAGCATCGGCAGTGCCGCCACCAGTTGCACTCAAAGTGCCATCAGAAGAAACCGCTAAGCCTGCACCAACTTTGACACCACCAACCTGTGTAGTTGTAGCAATCGGCAAAGTATAAACGGTCATTTCAACGCCATCTACTTTAATATTACCGTTAATATCAGAATCTTCCACAATCATACCAACTGTTTGCCAATTTTTGCCATTATACTGCATGAGTTTGTTGGTATTTTTATCATAATAAATCTGACCCTGTTTAGGAGTAGCTGGAGCTGTTGTTAAAGGTGAAATGACTGCGTTTTGCAATTCATTTTGACTTAAATTTATATTTGTTAAATAAATCATTATCTTGCTCCTTTGCTTATATATACATAACAATTACTCTTAATGGAGTTTTTGGTTTATCTGTTAAAGCGACAGTGACTTTTGTATTATCAACATCAACATCGCATCCGATTTCATCTCCGTTAATTTCATCATAAATAAATACATTTAATATTTTTGAAGCGTCTGTAAATGTCTTGCTACTTGATTGCTGAATGGTAGCGACAGTGAAATCTCCGAATTTAATTCCACCGCCACCACCGCCACCAATCAAGGTTATCATTTGTTCTTTTTTGTCTACACCAAAAGCATTCCCATCTAAGAATACCCCACAGGGAGCTTGAATTTTAGCCATATGATAACCCCCTTTAATACTTAATTAGAAATAGGATTAATCGTTAGAGTATCGCTATTTGCTGTCATAATCAATGTAATGCTGAATTTTGGAGAAGTGCCAGTAATTGTTATACTACTATCGTCTGCATTAGACATCATGGAAGTCAAGTCAACAATAGATGTACGACTTACATTACTGCTACTAATAGTATAATTCTCCTTAATAACAACTTTTGGTACAATGCCTTTTCTCATGGCGTTAACAATTTGCGTTAAAGATAATTTAACAATGCCTGTTTTAGAAATTTGAGTCGTAATTTGTTCGTTATTTTCAACTGGAATAACAGGATGTAAAGAATCCACATAACCTTTATTTGCCAACATATCGTCTCTATAAGGATTAGCAGAACAAAGAATTGGGACTTGATTTCCGTTGTCTGTGGTTTCAATACTTAACACACTTCCAATAGGCGAATTTTCGTCTAAAGAATTGGTTAAAGTAAATTCATGTCCACCCTCTATTTTACGAGCCAATGCAATATCCCCTACAACGCGAATATCGCTTGTTCTTATATCTCCATTAGGATAGATTTTAAAACCATTATCATATCCCTTGAGATAATAACAAGTTCCCTCATATGGGTCAGAATCGTCTTTGATTAAATTTTGATTTTCTTCAAAATACGATTTATTAACAGTGTCGTTATTTCCACTTGGATTAGGAACTGTGCAACTATCTTCTACCACTAAATGATTAATTACTCCATCACCAGTAACAATAATATTTTTAAAAGTCATAGTTTCATCGGTATAATCGTTGCGAGGAATAAATTTGCTATCGATTTTATGAACAAACTCTCTTACTTCCCAAACTTTAAGAGAATGTAATTCATCATACCTGTAAATATCAGGAGATGTCAACAGTATAGCAGAATGAATATCGGAATAATCTTTTTTGCCATTAGAACCAATCAACTCAATTTTCTGGCAAGCATTATCCCAACTTTCGCCTCCACCTAAAAAATAAGAATCTTCATCAAGTTTGAGCATTTGTAAGTCAGAGTATCTTTGACCGTCAAACTCAACAACATAAGAACCACCGACATATACTTCGGGAATTTCAATATCGGACACATATGCCCTTTTAATATCATTCCATTTAAAAGAGATTTGACTATCAAAAATTAATTTACTCTCAACATGAGAAAAGATTGAAATATTTCGACCAATAATACTTTTGTCTAAATTAGAATCATCTGTTTTAATAACATAATCAGCGACCAAACCATTGTTTTCTATTTTAAAATTAATGGTTAATTTAATATCTTTATTATTAAAGGGAAATGTAAAAATCCAACTATCTGTACTATTTTCAGAAACAGATAATACGGTAATTCTTTTGGAATTGATTTCTTTGCCATCTAATAAAATTTCAAATTCGCCATTATTGGTACAATATAAAAAATCCTCTAAAGCATTTTGAATAGAATAATCTTTGGTTAATTGAGTATACTTATCCCCAAAGCTTTGTTTTAAATCTGTGATAATAAAATCTAAAAGTTTCTTTCTATGTGTTACATAACCTAAGTTACTCTCCAATTATAACACCTCTTATTATTCGTCTTTTTTGGGTACAGAATAAGTTAATGCTTGCTGACTATCAGAAACACCGCTTGTAGTAAAGTCAATAACAGCATTATATAAAGACACTAAAACTGCAACAACCACTACAGGATTTTTAATAGCTTCAATAAACAGGTTTCCTAAAGTCTGCCATGATGTCATCTGTTCCCAACTTAAACCGAAATAAGCCAAAATAGGCGTAACAATACTTAATACAATACTTACATAAAATAAAGGATTATTAAAACGAACCTTCCAGTTAATTTTCATAAATTATCTCTCCTTATCAATAGGTAATAGCATAAATTTTTCATGGATGTCATCCATAACACCGTTTGCCCCTAAACTATGATATTGCGTCCAACAATTTTCAAAATTATCCCTCGCATAAATCGGAGCATATCCTTTTTCGTGATAATGATTATATTCTGAAATCATTTGCGCTCTCAATAATGCTTGGATTCCTAACATTGTCGCAATCGTTTTCTTTTCTGTCTCTGCTAATTTATTTTTTGTTTCCTCATTGTGCTTTCTCTCATGGGAAATAAAACTTCTTACGATAAATAATATTACCCCAGAAAACAAAGACGGTACGCCTATAAGGCACAAAAATTGATACCACGTCATGTTTATCTCTCTTTTCTGATAATTATTTTCTTGTCTTTCTCCCAGTAATCCACTTCTGCCCCTAAGATTTCCCCAATTAATCTTAATGGAACTAATGTTCTATTGTCTTTAATGGTTGGAGCGACATCTGATTCTTTGACCTCTCCATTAAATGTATATTCTTTATTATCAATTTGTAATTCAATAATATCCCAATCTTTTATTTTATCCACAACAACCCACGCCTCATTCAAGGGATAACTCCAAGGAATAATAGCCACACCATCATTACCCCAAGCTTCGCCCCAACTATTTTGAATTAAAATTCCATTTTTTGTATAGCCAAATGCACAAATAGCATGATAACCAGCTTTATCTTCATCAGATTTTGGCATTGGCAATTTCATATCTTTCTCGCTCTTGAACCAAAAGCCATCAAAACTTACTGGCACATGAATAGACAATACACACGCACCATATTGGAAAATCGCCTCTTTGATATCGTTTTTATCTGACAGGCTAATATATTTCGCACCATTATACGGCAAAGCTTTATCTTTTAAACCTTTTACCATATTTTTAATACCCATATTAGGATATTCTGTATTTGTCGGCAAATCTTTTTTTAGTACAACACCATCTTCACAAAGATGTTTGCACCCTTCTCTCATATACATTCCTTTGCCTTGCCAATCTTCTTCTGTTCTATTGTGATAAATAAAATCAGTAGAAAATTCTCTATTTGACTTTTTTTCTCTTTCTTCTTGATACCATTTCATAGTAGACAAAGCATGGGCAACACAAGAACTTACATTATATTGATTAATAACAGGAGCGTATTTATCTGGTAAATATTCGTCAGGTAATACACCCATGTTTAAATATTCTTTTGCCTTATAATCTCTACTATCTTTAGGAGACGGAATTGCGCCATAAGCGTGTTCTCTCATTGTTTCGCCCCTTATTTAGATAATATAAACGCATCACTAAAATCATTTAATGGAACAACAATTCTTACAACCTCATTATCAGAAAATGTTCCAGAACCGTAAACTGGCAAATCATATTCTTTGCCATTTAGCAATACTTTATAAATACCTACACTAATATTAGATACAATCTTTGCACGATAAATTTTTGTAAATGGCAGACTTTTACATATTGTGTTTATGCAATCCACGATACCATCTGACAATTTCTTAGACAGACTTTCACTCATTTTCTAACACCCCAAATTTGAATTGATGAACCTTGTGGGATGTACGCGTCCCCATCTCCGCTAACTTTAGATGCGCCAATTCTAAGTTTATTAATTGATTCAACATTAAAAATTGTTTCTGGATTAAAGTTAGCTTTATCCATCGTTGTTTTTGCATTTTGAAATGGGTATACATTGGTTGGGAAAACAGTATCTAAATAACCATTTACAATCTTTGAATATACATAAGTATATATATCCTTATCATGAATAATAGCATACTGATCACATAAATTTTTACCATTATTTGCAACAACTAACAATGAGGATACGTTAGTAGCAGGCTTAATATTCATATATAAATATAATGCCGAAAAATTATATGGCAATCCGTTTGGTTCTATAGTTTTATCAATAAAAGGCACATCTTCATCTAAAACAACTGTTTCAATTAATTCAAATTTATTCTCTTTATTAGCCCACTCACATAAAAATGTTCCATCATTATTAACCTGTTTTACGACTAAAATATCTCCTACTGATGGTGTATTTGTTGGCTTATCCAACTTATTATCAACATTTGGAATAATAGGCTTGTCTGTCAAATCATTATAAGAGCCACTAAACGAACTCTTATTATTCCAATCATTGATCTCATTATCCGAAACAGTTTTATGTTCCGAATCCTCTTCTAATTGAGATAATTTCGTAGGAATTGTTATTTCAGATTTAGTCTGATTTACAATACTTTCGATATCACTATCTGTAAAATAATCTACACCTTTAACTGGAGTTTTGCCATTTTGAATATCAGCGGTAGTGGTCTGTTCTTTATCTGTAATAGTAATTCTTGCACCATTAGATATTTGCTTTACCTCTGCCGTAGGAGAATATCCATCTTGTCCCTTTAAGCTATTTAATTGTTCTGGAGTGAACATATCATAAGTGAAATCTTTGCCATTTTTTACTATAGCACTTTTAACACCTAATCTATCAGTAATATAGATTGTTGCCCCATTTTCCGTTTGTTCTGTTTCTACTGTAGGGGAAATACCATCTGCCCCCTTTAAAGATACAAGCCAGCTTTTAACAGAACCCTCGAATCCCTCTTCAACTGCGATTTCATAAGCAGATTTACCGTTATCGCCACGAGCTTTAATTCCAGTATCAACAGCTTTACCTAATTCATCATCGTACTCAAACCAATTTCCATTTTCTCCAATGTAGGGAGAAATGCCTTTCTCAATAACCGCCTCGGTATAGGTTTTAACTTTACGATAATTATTATTCTCAATTTGTTTAATTTGATAAACATTATCCATCTTGTGTCTCACCCATTATATTCTTATTATCCCACTCTACAATAATATCATTAATTTTTTGAGCAAACTGTGTATATCCATCTTGTCCAATCCATTTAACCAGTATAACACAATTTCCTGTGCGATAATTAATTGTTTGCTCTTGAGTTTGAGGACATTCGACAATGCCCTCTCTAATTTTTACCGAATTAATATCCCAAGTGGTTAATTCATTTGAGCTTACATATAAACCTATCTCGATTTGTTTGAGCCAACTCATATCCTGTCCAAAATCAATAAGAATAGGTTTATTTGTACCTTGAATAATCAATATATCACCCACTTTGTTTCTTTTATAAAAACCATAAAGGGGCGATATAATAAACACCCCTTTAGTTTTAAATACTATATGCTTTTTGCTTTAATTTGTTTGGCAAATCTAATAAAGCTCTTTGAATAGTTTCAACAGAAGAATTATCACGAATATTAGGTAATGCAACAGTTAAATTCTGAATGTTCATATTGTTACTGCTATCTTTCTGATTTACCGTATTCATAATGCTGGCTAATTGCGGAATATTATACCGTCCTAAATTCATAAGATTCTCGGTCAATTTATTAGGAATAATACCATCGCCCTGATTTAACACTCTCAATTCTCTACCTTGTTCACCAACTAAAGATAGCCCAGATTGCGGAACAGACAATGAACCAGTAGCATATTTACCTTGAGCAATTTGACTCTGCGCCCATTTCTTTTGCCCTGCTGTTCCACTACTTACCAAATTATCTAAATATTTCTTCTGATTAGAACGATTATCCGTAGGAGACGATGAAGCTCCTCCTCCACCAGACGATAATCCAGCCCCAGCTCCAGCACCCATATAATTCTGTCGAATTTGTAGATTGTTTATTTCGTTGATAATTCTCGCATATTCATCTTTAAAATCTTCAAGATTTTTAATTCTATCTTGGATATTTTGATATTCTTTATTTTTGCCAATAGTTTGTTCATTTAATAAAATATTCTGTTGCTTTTCGTAATTATCAACAACATCTTCCCACTGTTGTTTATAATCCTCGAGCTTTGCAATTTCCTCATCGATTCGCTTTTCTTCTGCTTCTTGTTGCTGATTGCGTTTATATTCATCTAACTCTTCTTGAGCTTGTCGGACAGCTTCAACATCCTGCTCATATGTCCATCCAATTCCACTTTTCCAGATTCGAACTTTTTTCTGTTTAGCGGCTTGTAGTGCATCTTCTAATCTTTGAAGTTCGATACCATCTGCTATTTCATCGTTACGTTCTTTTAAAGTATCCTTTTCTTTCTCTAATTGAGCAATTTGTTCGTCAATAGCAGAAACACGCTCATCTTTAAGATATCTTAAAAGCTCTAATTGAGCATCTAAAGAATTTTTTAAATTCTCTAATTGTTCTTCTTGAGCCTTTTTTACATTTTCTGTTATCTTATCTTGAATATCTTTTATATCGTCAGCATACGACCACCATTGCTTGTTAAGCTCTTGAATATATTCATGGTTGCTCGCCAAACCTTGTTTTTCATATACCGCCCTTTGAGATAATAACATCTCTTGGATTTTCTGCATCATTTGAATACGTTCTTCGTCTGAAGCACCATTCTTTTCTGCAAGATATAATTGGTATTCCATATCAGAAATAACTTTTTGATATGCTTCATGTTGAGCTTGTAATGTTTCTTCTGCTTTTTCTTGAGTGGACTTTGCAGTTGATGTTCCACCGTCAGTAGATATGGAAGTTCCTGTACCACCTTTAAGCTTTGTTTGTTTGCTTTGTTTTGTGGTATCTACTCCAGACTTTTTCAATAAGGCATTATAATCTGCTTGTGCTTGCGCTTGTGCTTTTACGATTTCTTCTAAATCAGAATCCGCTTGCGCAAGAGTCTCATTTATCTTTTTGAGTTCCTTTTGTTTTTTTGTTATTTCGTAATTGCTTGCAAATAAACCAATATCTCCATAGGTACTTTCTGAAATAGATGAATAATCTCCCGATATAATAGCGTCCATATCAATGCCAGAAGATTTAAAGTATTCATTTCTTCTCTGTTCATCAACATTTTTAGCAGTCTCAAGTTGTTTTTCTAAAGATTGTTTTCTTAAAGTTGCTTCGGCTTTAGTTTTAGCGGTTTCTTCTGCTAAAGTAGCATAAGCTTTTGCTATAGCAAGTTGCGAATAAGCAGCAACCAAATCTCTAACTGTGGAAATTTCCGTATTTAATTTTCCAGTATTATCATCTATTGCAAGACCTAATTCTGGAAATAATTTATTTAATCCGTCAATGGCATTACTTAACTGTTGTTGTTCTATTTCATTGAGATTGGTTTTACTTGTGAGTTCTTCGATGGTGTCGATATATTTGTCCGCAATTTCCTTATTTGTAGAAATCGCTTCATTCGTGTCATTAAAAGTCTGGTTAGCCGAATCAGTTTCTTCTTTGATTTTTTTTACACTCTTAGTTTGAACGCCAACAGAACTTTCGATTGTTTCATCTAATGCCTTTATATCGTCAATTACACCTGTTATGGCAGCGCCAACCAAAGTAATTGTTGCACCAACTGCTCCAAATTTTAATCCTCTTAAAACCTTAGGAAATTTTGATAGAAGCATTAAGTCACCAGATACAGTATTGAAATTCCTAATTATATAAATTAAATTAGAAACCTCTTTACCAAAAGAAAACATGCCTTTTGCTGCTATACTGCTCGCTGTACTAAAGCCCACAAATTTAATAATTGTTTTACCTAAATCAGTATTAAGGAGGTCAATAACATCCGTTAATATATGAATAGCATTAACAACATCGTCCGAACTTACTAAAGAATCAACCAAAGATTGAAAGGATGCCTTTAAGCCTTGAAATGCAGCTTCAATATGTTGCATATAAGCTTCATTCTCTTGCCATGCAGGAGAGAGATTATTTAAAGCTGCTTCATTTGCTTTTATAGCGGTTGTAAAATTGGAAAGAATACTATTAACTACATCTACCTGTGTCTTGCCCCCGATTAATGAAGCGTAATAGTTTTTAGTATTAGTATCTAAATCCTTCCAAACTCCACTTAAATCTTTAAATATATCAAAGGTAGATTTTAATTGACCATTTTGCCCATATAATGTTAAGCCTAACTTGTTAAAATTAGACTCCATTTTAGGAACGAAAGTTAAATCCTGCTCTCCTTCTTTGTTAAAACCTTGCAGGTTAAGCGTTACAGAACGTAAACCTCTTGCAATGCGAGAAGCCTGATTTGGCATAATTTCAGCACCAGCCGTAATTAAAGCCATGGACTGTTGCATCGTATTACCTGCTTGTGCGAGAGTAGCACTTACTTTCGGAAGAGCAGTC